ACCACTTCGCGCAATGGGTCGATTTGCAGCGGCTGGACATTGATCACGCGGTAGATGGCGCGGAGGGATTCTTCGATTTTCTCGGTGGTCATTTCTTGTCTCCAGTGGATTGCAGCAGGGCGCGGGCGCGATAGACCGGCTGCATTTCGTTTTCGTACTTGCGCAGTTCTGACGGATAATGGCTGCGCGACTGGTAGCGCATGTCCAGTTCAATGGACAAGTCGTCAGCCAGTTCGGTCAGCACCTCCAGCCATTCAGCAGGCACAGCCACGGCAGGCGCGGTTTTAATTCCGTCGAATTCGACGGAATTAGAATCCCGTTTAATCTGGTGTGATTCCACCAAATTAGCGGGTACGGGGCGGGCGTAGAGTGCTGTAACAATCGGCCCTGTCACATCATCCCGGATGCTCGGAATATGCGGTTGAAACTGTAGACGCTTTTCACCCGTGCCCTGGTATTCGTGGATCATCCACGCCACTGCAGGCTGCTCCTGCGCCTCTTTCAGCGCAGCCTCTGCAGCCTCGGCACGCTCGATTTGTGTCCGCAGCGCAATTTCCAAATCCGCCACGTTTCGCTTGAGGATGTCTTCTTCGAGTTTGCTCATGTGGATACTCCAGGTTGTTCGAGTTTCATGACTCGTGAGATATCAAAGTTATTGAACATGGTGGCCACTGGCCACCAGATTTCCTGCTCATCTCCCGTGAGGCATTCCCAGCGGTTCTTTGCGGTATTGAACCGGAAGAACATGATGACGACTTCGACCCGACCATCTACCCGATAGGGTAGATGGCGTGGCAGGAAGTGAGTGGCCCCCTTCGGGGCCGGAACCTCGAAAGATACCCGCATGTTAAACCTCGTCCCACAACAGGTTGCTGTTCAGGATCTTGGCCGTCCAGCTTTCCGGATTCGCCTCGGCGCGGGCCTGCTCCAGGGTCAGTAACCGGGGGTTGATGATCTGGTCTGGCTCGTTGGTCATCGCGACCAGGTTGTTGAGGTCTTCGGTGTGAAGGCGAACAATGTAGACGAGGCCGAGGTGGACAGAATCCACGGGGGAGTCGTCGGAACAGATGATGCCCTGGAACTCGCAGGGGAAGACGGCGGGAGGGATCGTGCATTGCGAGACGCCCCGGGTGCCCTTGAGGTAGATCTCCTCATCGAGTTCGCGGGTGATCGCGGAGTCAAGCCAGTCGGTGATGTCATTACCGAAAGTGTGGGAGGTGTCCAGGATCTCGACGTGGCCGCCGAAACCGATTGAGAAGTTCCCGGCCAGCCGGGCCTCGCCGTTGCCCTTGGAAGCCCGGTTGTAGCCGACGATCCGGCCGTCGTGGGTCATCAGGACGACGTAGGGGAGGAGTTGGAGGAAGTTGAGGGAGTCCTCGCAGTCGACACGGGGGATGAAGTACGCCAGATTGGTGAACTCATCGAGGCGTTCCAGGGTGCCGAAATCCTTCGGCTCGCGTTGGAACTGGGGGCTGGTGTCCCGGTAGGTCTCACGGCCGAAAGCGTTCGGGAACAACCAGGCACGAACGTCATGGAGGTGAAGGCAGAGGGCGGCGGGTTTGAACTTACGCATGGGAGGTACTCCGGTAGTGGGTGGCGGTTTCATCTTCTGGAACCAGGGGTTCGGTTTTGCCCTGGGCGGTCAGGCGGATCAGGGCGTGGGAAACGGCGGAACGGGTCACCATGCGGGTGGTGTTCCGCTGGCAATGCCGGCGGATATCGCAGATCGTCTGGGGGCCGGTAGCCCCCAGGAACGTCAGGATAAGCCCTTCGAGCTCAGCCTTGCCCATCGGGTGCCTCCGGGATATTCAGGGCGGCACGGACCGCGCAGAGGGCTTCCGGCCCGATCAGGTCGCCGAGGGAGGCCTTGAGCTGTTCCCGCATCCTGCTCTGTTCGGCGACGGCGACGGCGCGGGCGATTTCCTCGTCACGGCGGGTGAGGGTCTGGTACAGGTCGAAGTCGACCTTTCCGACGGCCCACTTGTAGATATCGGCCCGGTCCAGGTTCAGTTGCGGGACGTCGTCGACGTGGACGACGCGGGCGAGGCTGAAGGTGGAGCTTTCCGGGACCACGAGGACATCGCCCTTGCTGACCTGGATCTCGTTCGGGAGCAGGTAGGTGAAAAGGCGGGGAGGTGCTGTCATGCGTTCCAGCGGGGTCAGGTCGTAGGTGACGAGACAGGTGGTGTAGCCGGACATCATCAGCAGGGCGGCCTTGCGGCTGTTCAGGCCGAAGGCATCGGTGCTGTTGCGCTCGTTGAAAACGGCGGCTTCGATTGGATTGGTCATGGTCATGGTTATGGACTCCTCGGTGTCTTGGGTTTGGGTTTGGGTTTGGGTTTGGGTTTGGGTTTGGGTTTGGGTCCCATACAGGGGGTAGGGGCTGGGGTAGCTTTTCAAGGCTTCAATCAAAGCCTCCTTCACGGTGAGGCCCTCCCAGAGCCGGCCCAGAAAGTATTCCAGTCGGTGCAGCAGGGTAACGCTGCTCAGAGAGATGCTGTCAAACGTCAGCATGTTCAGGGCCAGGCCGGCAATCAGCCCTGGTCCCTTGAGCCCTGATATTTCCAGGTTGACCCCCCCGTTGTTCTTGGGAGCCCCCTTAATCCCCCTGGCCAGGGGGACATGCAGCTGCCCTGAACCATATCGGATTTCCCGTGATTGGATTACTCCCCGCCAGTCCGTCAGGGTGATGGTCCCCTGTTGAAGAAAAAATCCAACAGAGAAGCCCTGTTTGGTGGCGACTATGTGATACACCTCCCCACTGCCCTCCAACTGGGGCTTTAGGCGGAGGGGGTCTCCGCTGCCTCGCTCGATTATGAAGCTCTCCTTCTGGTAAGCCTCCACTGCCGCGTCGTATATCTGGTCATAAGGCTTCAGCATGTCAACTCCTCCAGGATCCCTTTCTTGGACGCCAGGACCTTTCGGTAATAGCGATCCAGCGGGATGTACTCAAAGTTGGCGGGGTTGAACCCGGCCTGTTCGACCAAGTCGTGCAGGACCTCCTCCCGGAGTCTCATCTGCGGGCCGATCGTGTTTGCCTTCACGGTTCCCTTCGGGGTGAGCGCAGCGAGGCCCCGGCAGGGGACAAGGAGGTTCGTGCCTTCGTTCTCGGCAATCAGCAGGGTCAGGGAACGGATTTCGTTCTCCAGCCGGTCTTTCAACCGGTTGAGTTCAAAGTTGCTGTTCATTGTCGAAATCCTCGAAGAAGGGGTAATCCTCGGGATACTCCCGGTCGAAGTCGTTCTCGTCGTTCAGGGCGGCGAGGAAGCCGTCCACGGGGTCATAGTGATTGTCGGGCATGGGATAAACTCCAAAGTGTGACGGCCATTGTAGAGATCATGGCCGTCGGGTTATGTAACAGTCCTGTTGCGGATTGTAACTGAATTGTAACTGACGCAGGCCTTGCCGCCCTGCGTCAGGGTGACCTCGGGAGGGAGGCCCAGCTCCAGTCTGACCCTGAAGACGTAGCGGTCGGTCTCGTCCTGGCCGCTGGTGAAGGAGATCAGGGCATGCCCCATGTCGAAACTCTGACCGTGCTTGTAGGGGATCGTGCAGTCTTCCAGGATCTCCAGGTACCGGGTGTCAATCGTCTCCCAGAAGCCCGCGGTGACGTTGTCGGCATGTTCGATCAGGAAGCCCAGAATCTCCTCGGCGATCGCGCCGTGGCCGGTGGTCAGTTTGTAGAGGCTGCTCCGGAGGAAGCAGGTCAGGTTGATCGCCGTGGCGACCAGGGTGCGAGCGTAGGCCTTATTCGTCATGGCCGGTCTCCTGGTTGAAGGTGAAGCGGAACATCAGGCAATGCCCATCCCAGAGTTCCAGCGTGAGGATGTCCTCGGTCGCCGGGCTGACCCGGCTGCCGGAGATGCTGTGGAAGTGGTCACGGGCCTCACGGCGAAGCGGGTGACGATTTTCCAGAAACTGCTGGGTGGTCAGATTCCGCCGGCAGAGACGGCGGGTACGAACCTCACCATTGACTCGGTACTTGATGACACGCATAATGGCGTTACTCCTGTTGGGTGTGGGTTTTTAGGGCGTCTTGATGACGCCCTTTTTCTTTTTCAGACCTCGCGGACCTGCTCATGGGGCAAGATCAACCGCAGGTTGCGGGTTTCATCCATCCAGATCCCCGAAGGACACGGCTTGTGCAGAAACCCCCGAAGCTCCGCCTCAACCGCCGTTGGAAGGCCCGTATCCTCCCCATGAAGCATGGCTAGTACCACCGAGGCCATCGCCACCGGGTTCTGTCCGCAGACCACCCGCAAGGGGCTGTAGCGACCGATCATGCCGGTGGCGTAATCGCGAACCTCGGAGACATCATCGGCGTCCGGGTAGCGGTCGGCCAGCATATTCCCAAGGTGGCTGCGCACGGCGCCAGAAAAGGTAACCCGCGTCTTGGTCATCTCATCCAGCTTTTCCTGCAGCAACCGCTTGGCGGTGTACTCGGCACCCCCCCGCAGCAGGTGGACCCGGATGAAGCCTTCCTCATCGCAGACCAGGGAGGGGCTGTTATCCGGGTGAAGCAGGACCAGGAAATATCGCTTGTCCTCGCCAATGCCCTGGCGCAGGATGGCGTACCGTTCCCAAAGCCGCTCGTGCCAGAACACCGCCTTGCAGGGGTAGAGGTTCGAAATCCTGGTGATCTCGGGTGGAAACAGGGCTCCCAGCCGTTGGAGGTCGTGGTCGCTGGGCTTGGACTTGATGATGTACGGGCTGAAGTTGTGAGAGGTCATGGTGTTACTCCTTCTCGGTCAGGGAAAGCAGGAAGTTGCGGATTTCCTGCCATTCGGGGTTACGATGTCCGGAATCCACATAGACGTACAGCTTTTCGCTATGACGTTTCTGGTTCCAGCGGATATAGTCATCCGCCGCGTCCTCCGTGAAGAACACGGCGCCATCGTCGATAGTGACTTCCATGCTGCGGTAGTAGCAGCGGGTGTAGGTGGTCTCGTCCTCCTCATCATCCACTTCAGTGTCACGGTCGAAGCCGTCGGTTTCGACGTGCTTGTCGAGCGCGGCAATCAACTCCGGGGTCGTGACGAGATTATCCCCCTCATCCAACCAGACCCAGCCATCCGCCGTGTCAGCTTCCACCCACGGGATGTCCTTGAGCTTGCGGATCTCGTAAATCGGCTCGGCGGTGTAGCGGTTATCCTGTGCCCGCATCTTGCGGGACATCTCGATCAGGGCTTGCGGGATGGGGACGGCGACGGAGGTGGCCGGGGGCTCGGGGGCGAATTGATCATCAAAAGCCGTGGTAGACATGAGGTTACTCCATAATGGTGGGGGTGGGGAGAACAGCAGGGGACACCCAGTAGACAACCCGGGTGTCAACCCAGACCAGACACAATTGGCGAGGCTGATCGTAGTGGTGGACATCCATCTCGTTGAGGGACCGGATGGTGCCATCCACAAACTGGTAAGCAGGTATGATCTGGCTGGTGTAGCTGACCATGCCAGATACCGCGAGGTAGAAACCGTCGGCTATCGCCTGCAGGTCCTTGAGGCTGCGAGTTTCAGGGCAGTCCGTTTCAGGAATCCAGCCGGTAAGCAGCTTGTTCTGCAGTTCGGTCTGGCTCATGGTCTGGTCACGCAGGGCCTGGGCTAGGGTTTCGGTTAGCCAGAAGCGAAGCTGATAGGGGTGGATAATCGGGGTGTTTGTCATGGGTATTACTCCAGTGGTGACCGTCCGTGGCCGTTGTGGTTGAAAACAGCTTACATGGTTATGTGCTTTTCGGAAAAACTTGCCGTGTATCGCTTTTGTAACGGCATGAGATTCTCCTCGATGTAGTCCTCCAGCTTGCGGAGGACTTCGACGCGGGAACGGGTTGTGATACCCAGCAAGTTACGGACGATCTGGGTGGCGGAAGTCCCGGAAGAGTGCTTGAGACCCTTCGTCTCAAGCCAGACGGCCTGGCGGAGGGTCAGGAGGCGGGCGCCGGCGATTTGTTCGGGGGTGTTGAGCATGGTCATGGTTGGGTTACTCCAAAAAGCTGGGGGTACCCGGGTCGGATGGAACACCGGGGTGGCTCAGGTTAAACAGGAACTCGGTCAGGGTGGGAATTGACGAGAGCGGGCTGACAAAGACCTCCCAGTCCCAGTTGAATTTCTCCCGCTTGAAAGCGTGGAACTCGACGAGGCAAGGGTACTCCTGGCCGTTCGCCCACTCGACAATGGCCTTGTCGACCCAGGCCTCGTACTCTTCGCCGTCCTCTTCGGCCCACCCGGCGGATTCCTCCCGGGTGGGCTCCCGGTTGAGGATGCCCTCCAGAAGTTCCCCGGAGAGCTGCCCTGGCGGGAACCAGCCCACTTGACGGGAATGTCTCTGGCAGAACGCCGGGTTCATCAGGACGGTGGTGACGACGAGGATGAGCTCCCCGGGGAGATTGCAACGGATCTTGGTCATGATTTTGTTACTCCATCATCATCTTGTAATCGGGATCGTCCTTGATACGTCCCACGACAGCCCTGTCGATTTCGAGTGTCGGCAGATCCCCATACGCCCGGTCAAATGAGACGTATTTCGCCCCCCAGAACTTCCGGTTGCGGTAGTAGTTGTAGGAGTCCGTCATCCCGTCGAACTGCCCCACCGCGGTTGCCGAAAAGGTGAAATACAACTCGCGGTGCAACTCCGGATCGAAGATGTGTGACTTGGGGTGGATGTGGATCGCATCACCGCCGGCGAAGCGGGAGGAAACGACGGAAAACTTGACGCCCGGGAAGTGCTTCTTGAGCAACTTGCGGATGATCTTGGCGTGTTCGATAAGCATGATGTGGTACTCCGTGGGGTTTTGGGAACGTTTGGAAAAGTGCAAATTGCACTTTTCCGGTTGGGGTTAGAAAAGACCGAGTTCGGTGCCGAGCTCGTCGACGAAATCCGTCCACTCGGGGTCCAGATCAGGGTCGAGGACCGCGGTGGTTTTCAGGAACTGGAGGAACTCGGCCAACTTGGGGGCGTTGCGAACCAGGGCCAGCAGCCGTGGGTTGCACAGCTCGCCGATGTAGACATCGTCTTCGTCATTGGAGACGTAGACGTTGGCCAGGTCGCCGGTGAAATCCGGTGTGGCGGTCACAATGTGGAGGGTGATGAGGTCGGCTTCACAGACGTCCTCGCGGGTTTTGATTTCTCGCTTTTTCATGGGGGTGTACTCCAAGAGTTTCTAAAAATGTAGAAGGCAAAAGTGCAACTGCACTTTTGCCGGCTCCTCATCAGACCGCCAGGGTGACGATCCGATCGACGACTTTCTTGCGACCGCCGTGTGCCCGGAAGCCAATGATGTAGTCGCGATCCTTGTTCCCGCACAGCTTGCAGGTCAGACAGGTCACACGTCCGTTCGCCTTCTCGGCGGGGCAGGCGACGATCTTGCGACCTTGAGGCGTCCAGGAGACGTTGGGCGTCCCGATGGGAAGCACAACGACCGTGGGGAGCCCCAGATCGCGGTAGTGATCCGCCATCGTCGGGGAATCCGCGGACACGTTGATACAGACCCGGGCGAGGATCGAACGGTAGACCGGAAGGGTCTCCATGTCCGGAACGTAGTGGCTGTACCAGATCGCGCATTCCGAATCCTTGATCGCCTCGGCCAGATGGACGGCCGAGGGGGAAATCGTGACGCCATTCCCGATATCGCCCGCCTCGCCGATCCTGATCATGGACGTCTGGCCGGTCAGGTTACGATAGCGGATCAGCAGACGCAGGCGGTCGAGGTAGGTCTCGAAGTTCAGACCTTTTTCGAGGTCATTACGCCAGTGCTTCGAGAGGGGGAAGTTCTCGGCGTAGCAGCCGTTCCCGAGAAACGGGCAGGTCACGGGACAGGACGCCTGCGGATGCCGGGTGGTGATGATCGGCCCGGTTTTCTTGTTGGACGAGATTTCGGTGATGTTGTAGCCGGTTGCTGGCATGAGGGTGGTGGACATGAGGTGTTACTCCTGCGTGATGTAGACGAATTGGGTGGTGCCCTGATAGTTGTCCGGGGCGGTTCCGATGACGGTCAGGGGAGGGGGCGCGGAATCCTCCCCCTCATACAGGTCGTGGGGGTCGGCGAGGAGAACTTCCTCGCGGCAGGTGGGGAGACGATGGTTGCGGGGCATAGGGGGGGCTCCAAGGTGTGTGAGTGAGTAGTAGGCATTATCAGCAATCACTATTTTGAGCTCCTGGGTTTTCCCGTATTTCTCATAGCGCACCCGGGCGCTTCTGGCAGGAGCCAGCAGGGTTCCTGAATAGGGTGAGAACCCTATGATTTCTACCCCGCTTTCCATTACCCAGTAGGAGATGTGGTCCCCGATTTGGAGGTCAGAACCTTTGATTCTAGGGTGTGGCATGGTCAGGCTCCGGTTCATAGCGGACAATCGCATAGACGTGGTTGTAGGCGTCGGTGTCCATAAGGTTACTCCGTTGGGTTTGAGGGCCCCGAAAAGTGCAAATTGCACTTTTCGGGAACCGGTGGGGGTCAGACCTGAATAGCCTCGATCACGTACAGGTGATCATGCTTATCCGTCTCGGAGACCTCAACGAGCCGGAAGTTTCCGGCTGCATCGAGTTCAGACAGCAGGCGGTGGCAAGGGTCGTCGGGATTGTGCCGCTCGGTCTCGCAACAGGACTCCAGGTAATTCAGGACCTCAAGATAGAGGGCTTCGGGGACGGGTATGATTTTCATGCGGTGTTACTCCGGAGGGGTTTGGAAAAGTGAGGTCTTAACTTTTGGGTTCAGCCCAAGTGACGGACAGGAGACCCTCGTTGGGCCAGTGGATTTTCAGCCATCCGTTACCGGGGGTGGTCAGCACCAGGATGCGGTCGGACTGCTCGTTGACCTCGACTTCGATGTTCTTGTCAGGGTGGTCGAACAGATCCCAGATCGGGGAACGGCGACCGTAGCCGGTGACCAGGTGCATCATCAGGTACTCGACTTCGCATTGCTCGAAGTGGTCGACGAACTGCGCCAGCATGATCGAGGTTTGGGCGATGAGGATATGGAAAGCGGAGGCATCCCGGTAAATTGTGTTCATGGTGTTACTCCAAAACAAGGGCGGGAAGGTTGGACTCGATCAGATTTTCCACCTCGTCGAGTCGGTCGAGGGTGGAGGGGTGAAGGTGGTTGGCGTGGATGATCGGCATGACCCACCCGGAACGTTTCCAGTACGCGATCCGGTCGAGTTCGTGTTCCGTGAAATCGACAGGACTGGCGAGATTGTCCGGATGGGTCAGGAAGGCCCGACCCAGATACTTGTAGTAGGTCGCGGTGACCGTTCCGTTGTCCCGGTTCAGGGACAACCCGAAAAAACCGGGGCGGTCTTGTGAGGGGGACACGACGAGGGACAGGATCTGGATGTGGTCGTCGTAGAAGAACAGCTTCCCTGACTCCGCGAGACGCTGGTAGACCGTGAAGTCGGAAGTGGTTGGGATGGAGGTCAGGTTGTTGCAAAAGGCCATGCTGGTTTACTCCTGGTCAGTAAAGTATTTGCGGAGGGTTTCCGCTTGTCTGGAACGATCGGCGTCGGCGAAGGAAGTGAAGGCGACGGCGTCGGTGGCGTAGGCCGCCGCATCGGCGGCGGCGGCAGCGGCGTAGGCGGCGGCAGCGGCAGCGGCAGCGGCAGCGTTGTAGGCGGCGGCAGCGGCGTAGGCGGCGTTGTAGGCGGCGGCGTTGTGGGTGGTGGCGTAGGCGTAATCGGCGGCGTAGGCAGCGTCACGGGCTTTCTCCTTATCCCCAGACCTCGCCGCTTCGATCGCCTTCCGAGGACGGTCGTCTTCGGGGAATTTTTCCTCAAAGATGTGAAGGGCGGACTCCGCAAAATCAGCGCAGAGCAAAGGGAGGACGGAAGAAATGTCCTGGTGAACAGCTCGGAGAGCCCAAATCACATCGGGGACGGAATTGGATTCGAGACAAGCAAGGAGAGGAACAGGGGTATCAGGATCCAGATGACCAAACTTGAGCTTGAAGGCTTCGAGGCCCTCCTCGCAGGGATCGTGAGCAAGGATGGAATTCAAAGAGACGGTTGCAAACATGGTTGGTTACTCCTTGGAAAAGTGCAATTGCACTATTTGAAGAAAACGTGAAGCTTCGGGTTGTGCAGGGCTTCAACGGGCGTGATGCCGTTCAACAGCTCGCACAGGCCCTCGGCGACCTTCAGGGTGTAGAGGGGGTCATTTTCGATAGGCAGGTCCAGAATCCACTCGGAAGGCATCTTGCCGGTGCCCTCATGGTCATCGTTGCGCCGGTAGATGCCGACCCACTGGGCGTCAGCGAGGGGGCATTCGGTGATGCTGGAGGGGGTGCCGTCGTCGTTGGTGGTTTCGGCACGGACGGGATAGCAGAAAAACTCGGAATTTTGGAACGTGTTCATTTGTTCACCTCGGAATGGTCGCCCCAGCAGCCGATGTACGGAGTGCCGGAGTGGGTTGGAAAAATCAGGGTGGCGACGTAAGGGTCACCACCGTTCAGGTAACGGGCGGCCAGCGAGTTGGTGCTGATGACCTCCCGGTGACTCCCACGCCCTTCGACGCGGGAGTGATAAATCGGCTCGACGCCATGGAAACCGAGCAGCTCGTTGAGGGCTTGACGGCGGACCTCGGGGCTGGCCGGATACTGATGGCAGCGGAACGCCCAGTTATGGGTGGCCGGGAGGAGGGCCAAGAGGTCGGACTCGGGGTAGTTCCCCCGCACGGCGGCGTAGGCCCAGGCCTTCTTCCAAAGCAGGCGGGCGACGGTGGCGACGAGCGGGTCGTCGGTGATTTTGTGGTCGATCAGGGCCTTGACGGTCGGGAACCGGCGGGGAGGCCGAGCGTCTTGCTGCTGGGCGAGCAAGTCTCCGAGCTGGATCAGGTTCTCGTAGGGAACAGGCATGCTGTGTTACTCCGGTTGGTGGGTTTGGTAGTGGTCGCAGGAAGCCTTGGCGGACTCGAAAAGTCCAGAAGTGTCGTGGTCTCCGATGTAACCCCAACAGGAGTCCACGGACTCGTCAGTGGAGGAATCGATAACCTCGTAACCCCAACAATTACCTAACAGGTAGTCGTTGAGGGTGTCGATGAGGGACTCCAGATAGGCGAGGAAAGCCTTTCGTGTACGCCATTCGCCGCCACGGGAGGGACGCTTCACGGCAACCACTCCGGCGACCCCGGAATCCCAGGGGCAGGAAAACGGCTGGAGGGAAAGGGTGATGTCGGAATGAGCGTAGCCATAGACCGGGTAGACCCAGTAATCCGGGTGCTTCAAACCCGGGAAGTTGCGGCTGGTGGTCTCCAACTGGCGGTTGACCTGAAAATCCCATTCAAATCCGGGTTCCCAGTTGGTCAGGGGTGACTGACAGTCGTCGTCAAGGCAGGCGACGACATGGAAATCCGAGGTGGCGTAGATGATGTCTTCGGACATGGTTTGCTACTCCTTGGGGAGGATGAGGTTGGGGTTGGGAAAAGTGCAATTGCACTTTTCACTGATCACTGATCGAAGAACTGCTCAGCGTATTCGTTGACGGCCACCCGGAGGGTGTCCCACTCGCACTCACCATAAATGGCGAGATGTGCCGCGAGGAGTGAACCGATGTGCTGGGTGACTGCGTACTCGAAGACCCCAGGGTGATCGTCGTGGGCGTCGTAGATGTCCGCCAGCAGGTGGCTGGGGAAATGGAGGCACTCCAACAGGGAGTCCTCCCCGTACCCGAAGGTCTCGGTCGTCCGGTTATACGCTTCCGCGAAATACGGGGAGTTCGTGAAGCCTTTCACAAGGTACGCCAGCTGGCGGGCCTGAATCAGGTCAAAGCGGGGAGTGAAGTCGGACGGGATGTTACGGAACATGATTTGTTACTCCAAGGGGTTGGGGTTGGGGGAGGTTTGGAAAAGTGCAATTGCACTTTTCAGGTTCAGGGCTTCTAACTTTTAGAAGCCCGGGAGGGTATGGAAGTGTCCGGGTCAGATCCAGCCGCGCTCGGCCAGGCTGGTGGTCTGACCTTCCGAACCGACCACGATATGGTCGAGGACACGAACATCTACGAGGGCCAGAGCGGTCTTCAGGCGATCGGTGATGAGACGATCCGCCTGGGAGGGTTCGGGGTGTCCGGAGGGGTGGTTGTGGGTGCAAATGATGGCTGCCGCGTTGTGGTGCAAGGCCCTTTTGAGGACTTCACGCGGGTGAACCGCGCAGGAGTCCACCGTGCCCACAAACATGGCCTCAGCCGCCAGTAACCGGTTTTGGGTGTCCAGAAACAAGACCCCGAAGATTTCGTGGGGCGTGTTCTGCAACCACGAAAGGCAATAATCCTTTACGAGGTTGGGACTGGTCATGGAAGGCTTGAGCGCCGGGTAGTGGGCCGCGGTTTCACGCGCCAGTCGGAAGAGCTCGGTGATGGTTAGGGTCTGGTTGATCCGGACTGTCCGATTCTGGAAATCATGCTTGATCATGGTTTGTTACTCCAAAGGGGGAAGGGGGTTTGGAAAAGTGCAATTGCACTTTTCGGTTTCGGGGAAGAGGTTAAACGCGGCGCGAAGCGCCGCGAGGGCGGGGGTGGGGCTTGGTGTGCTCGATGATGCCCAGGATGGGTAGCATGACGAGACACGCAAAAGCAATGTCGGTCATGGCGTAGAACACGGAAACCTGCCCGAAGGCGATGGCCAGCAGGGCGATGGCCGAGGTCATGCCCATAAGGACGATGATACCGATAATAATGTTGATCATTTCTTGGACTCCTTTTTGGTGAGGTTGTGGATCTTGGCCATGCGGCCAAGGAGGGTCAGGGTGTGGTCACGGCGGATAGCCGCGATTTGTTGCTGGATGGTGAGCATGGGGTGTTACTCCGTCGGGGTTGGGGTTGGGGTTGGGGGGTCGGAAAAGTGCAATTGCACTTTTGGTGGCCGATGAACGGTAGCAAATTTCCGACGAACGGTTAGGGGGCGCTCGAAAAATTTATTTCTCGACATCGGACGATGTCAAGGTCGTGAACCTTGACATCGGACGATGTCATCCTGACGGGAAATCGCCCACCTTTACATCGTCCGATGTCAAGGTCAAAAACTGGTACGGGCGTACCAAGTGTGTGAAAAACAATCAGTTTGGCGTAGGATGTCAAAACACGAAATTGACAAAGTTCGCCAAACCAAGCGGGCGCTCGGGCCACCAAAGGGTTGGGCCGCAAGGGTTTGAACGGTAAGCTAAACAACTGTTTAACTTATGTTACAAATGAAAAAATTTACCTCATATGAGAAAATTTTCAATTGTAAATAGTAGTTACAATCTTTTTGAAGATCTTCCCTCTATTTCTTGTCCCTGAAAGCAAAAGATCTTTGAATTATTAGACGTTCGTATAGCAATCAAAACACACCTGCCAGGCCATTCTGGGCCCCTGATGGCCCTTCCCGCCCCCCTCGCCCACCTTCTCACTTTTCCCGGCCTTAAAAACGCTCCCAGACGCCTTCCCGACGCCTTCCACGTCCCCTGTTTCAACCTATCCCGGCCTCAAAACCTCTTAAAACCGAAACTAGGGTCCCTTCCAACCCGGTCAGGGTAGATGAGCGGGCGCACGCCCCCGCGGATGTCATACTTCGACACTCCTTGTCAAACGTATTGACTTTTCCGAAAACACCCAAAAATCGACCTAAATAGGTGTGATTTTCGGACATTCGGAAAACCGAAAAGTGCAATTGCACTTTTCTGGGAACCCTCTTTAGCGCCCTGTGTCCAAGGCGCTAAAGAGGATCCTCAGGTAACACCGCCTGTAATACCCATTACAGGCGGTGTAACGCCCCTTACACCGTCCGGAACTGCCGGACGGCCACGATCTGGCCGTCCTTACGGACGGCGGTTGGGCCGGTGTCGGGGGCGAAGGCCTGCCCCCGGTATTCCGGGCCAAGCCGGTCCAGCACGAGGCTGGACACCAGGAATTTCTCGCCACCCACGGCGGGGATGCCTTCCACGTCCCCGTATACGGTGGAGGTCACGGGGACGACCACGCCGCCGGGGAGGCCCAGTGTGCCTTGCAGCACGGGCGTGGCGGCCACGCGGGCCACTTGCCCGGAGGCCGGGATGGTGTGGAGGGTTTCGCCGTCGGTGCCATCGACGACGTTTATTGTGTGCGGGGTCAGGTTCAGCATGGTGTGTTACCTCTTGGTTGGGTTTCTAAAAGTTAGAAGCCGGTTGATGGCCCCGAAAAGTGCAATTGCACTTTTCGGGGGGTCGGTTACTTGGGCTGCCGGTCCTCGTGCTGGACGGCACGGAAGAACAGCAGCGGGAGGGAAACAGCAGCGTAGGCCGCGAGACCTGCCAGGGCCGCGAGGCCCACGGTGAAAGGCAGGGGTCCGTGGTGTACGGACAGGAGGAGCAGCTCGGTCAGCACGTAGAACGTGCTGGTCAACGCCACCACCAGCACGGCGGTGTTAATCAGTGCTTTTTTCATTTTGTTACTCCAGTTCGGGAAAAGTGCAATTGCACTTTTTGGAAACCCTCTTGAAAACCCTGGGATCAAGGCGCTCAAGAGGGTTACCAATCCTCTCCGCAGTCACTATTTCGGACGTACCCCACGCACTACCGGCCCACGAACCCCGCCTGAACGGTGAAACGGTGGCCGGACTGGTCGCCATGACGCGGTTAAAACCACGCACATGGGGCTTGTCCTACTCCCTGCGGTAACGGCCCTTGGATCTTTCGACTGTATTACGTTGCCATCGTCATAGTGGGGCGTAACCCGTATCACTTGGTGCTGCATGTCCCTACGTCAAAAACCCGTATGGTTCGCCTTTGACAGCTAACACTCTCCAAGCCACTACCGACCAGCAACGCTATCCCAGCCCTAACAGGGTATCTCCACCCCGAAAAGTCACAAGAACCGCGCACTTACCTTACTAACAAGTTTCGAGCCAAAAGTGCAATTGCACTTTTGGGGGCGACGCGCTTATCTCGTCACTTTCCGGATACAGTCAATCCGCAGCGTGCTTGCTAACCCTCGCTTTCCCCGAAAAGTGCAATTGCACTTTTCGACCGGCGTCACCGACGCGCAGGGGTCTTCAAAAAGCAATTTGCCGTTTTCTGGCCAGATGGGAACGACTAAAAACGCCCCACCATGTCGAAATCCGGAAATGCGATCTTTTGCGTGACAAGGAAACCCCAATGGTTTTCCCTTGCCGTCGGCAAAAGTGCAATTGCACTTTTGCCATCTTGCGACATGCGATCTCTTGCGTGACAAGGAAACCCCAATGGTTTTCCCTTGCCGTCGGCAAAAGTGCAATTGCACTTTTGCCATCTTGCGACATGCGCAGTGCGACATGCGCAGTGCGACATGCGCAGTGCGACATGCGCAGTGCGACATGCATAGGCGCACGACAAAAGGGCAGTCGCATGGACTGCCTTTTTGTCGTGCGCCTATCCTTTGCAGGATAGGCGCTCTTGAGGATCAGGTGCCGGTTTTAACCAGCTGGGAGGGTTTGGCGGGTTTGGTGGGTTTGGCCGGCTTGGCGATTGCCAAGCCCACGATTTCGCCGATAGTTTCCAGCGTTTCAACTTGACTCAATTGGCCGGAATTGAGCATGGCCAACACTTCCCGGACTTCCCGGACCTGCCCAAGGGCCTCGGTCGTGGCCTCGGTCGTGGCCTCGGTCGTGGCCTCGGTCGTGGCCTCGGTCGTGGCCTCGGTCGTGGCCTCGGTCGTGGCCTCGGTCGTGGCCTTCGGCCCATGGCCCTTCGACCACTCGCGGATCTTGCGCATATCGGACATATTTGACAATTCAGCCAGACTGGCTTGTTGGCTGGCTGCCATGATGACACCCACCTCTTCCGCCTCTTCCGCCTGGCTTGCTACCAGACTGGCTTGGTGCTGAATGGCCTTTACAGCCATCGTGGCAATATCGGCATAGCGTTTGGCGCTATGCTTGGAAATACCCCCATTAACCAGCAAGCCGGCGAGTTGGCTAGCGTCACCGTGGCGAAACGCCACGGTGATGTTTTCCTCCACCAGCGCCATAACGGCCCCAACACCAAGGCGTGCAGCCAGCGAGGCAGTCTCTTCAGCCCCAACCAACATGGCTAGGGTAGTTTCGCTTACAGTCATTTTCATGTTTTGTTACTCCATTTGTGCACTTGCACTTTTGCGAGTGTCGCGCCTTGCACGATTGCACGGTGAGCGACAGGGTAAAACTACAACATCTAAATAGTTGCAAGGCTCATGCCAACTTTTATAAGTCTTGTAAGTCATTGATTTATAAGGCTTTTTTAGGGGGTAGGGTACTGGGTATGGTATCCAGTAGGTTGTTTTTTGAGCAAAAGTGACAATTTTTGTCACCTAGTCTATGTTGTAGTGTCATAATGTGACGCTTTTTGTCACATAACCGACGTGGGTTACATTCTGTTACAAAAGGGGGGGTAGCTTTTTCTAGCAGATTGTGCTATTCGCGCACACCATGCCGCAAAAACCTCCGTGGAATTTTTCGTTTTTCAGGCGGTGCACTTTGCACCGCCCCCCTCCCCTTACCGCTTCCCGATCTTGACGCCGCCGTACATCGTCTTCCCCTCAGGTGTCGTCCGCACTTCCATCCCGTAGGCCATCGCGAGCTCGCGCATCTTGGCGCGGAACTCGGGAACGGGAAGGGCTCTCTGCTGGGTGACGGCCAGGTTGTAGGCCCAAAATAATTCGTAGAGCTTCATCTCCGCGGTTTCCCCACCCTGGCCCACCACGATCTCGCGGCAACCCACGATAAAGGCCCGGACGATGTTGTTCAGGTTCGCCATCTCATTCACCAGTTCTGAGTGCGTGGCCGGCAGGGTGTAGGTGTTGTTGCCCAGCAACCTCACCATCCCCAACACCGCCCACGCCGCGATCGCTTCACGTTCCAGGGCTCCGATTTCGTCCCCAAAACCGGCCTTCCGATCCTTCTCAGCCACACTCTTCCGGAAGTCCAGGACCAACCAGCGCCGTGTAAAGCCCTCCGACGTGTCCTCGGTCTTGGGCAGATGGTTGGCCGCGAACCAGTGAGTGCAAGTGATCGACATCCGGAACACGTCCTGGCCTTTGTATTGACCCATGATATCGGAGCCATCAACGATATCCTTGAAACGCTGACCATCAATCCGCCGTTTGTCGGAAAGCTCACCGGCGATGTTGAGCAGCTTCTTGTGCATGCCCACCGGCGCAAAGCGGTCATTCCAGTCGGCAGGGTTGATCGCGGACTTCGCTTCTTCAGGAAGCATCATCTGAACGATCCGCAACAATTGGCTCTTGCCCGAAGCCGGCACACCATGCAGGAGGAAGACACGCTGGAACTGCGAACCCTGGCCAAATAGGGTAACGGCCAGCATTTCCTGCAAGGCCTTGACCTTCTCCGCGTAATCCCGGTCGGCACCCCAGCAGTCCTCCAGGAACTTGGCAAACATCGGCGCCGTCTTCAGGAGATCCCTTTCTTCCGACTCGATATAGCGGAAAGGCAGAACATACGTCAGGCCGAAATCAGGGCTGTGCTCTTCCAGGCGAAACGAACCTGCCCTCGTCATCACCAACACCCCGTTGGCGAAGTTGATCGTCATCACATCCGACCCGAGTTCAGGGAGCCCTTGCGGCAGAAGATCCGCCACCAGCTGGCGGATGCCCTTGATGTCGCCATGCTTCCGGCAAGCCGCCATGTGTCCATAATTCTCCGATATCATGGCCTGCAGGCGACCGTCCTGAAGCTGTTCCCAGTAGGCACCGTTGTACTTCCAGAACTTGCCGGCCCCATAGCAGACGGGGTGCAGCGCCTGGAGGTCCTCAATGAAGGCACGGGCAATCTCCGAGTGATTGGTGCCTTGCATCGTTTCCGCTTCATTCAGCTTCTTGAGGTGGCGCCGCAACCCCGCCACTGTCACGCCCACCTGACCGGTCTTGGTCATGTAGGACATGATCCGGTCCTTGTCGAGCTCGGTGAGGTTCTTTGAGCTTCCCATCTTCAGGAGGATCTTCTCCACCGCGGCCATGGCGATGTCACCCTTGCCGCCATCGCGCTCAAACTCCGTCCGCAGGAACTCAAGGATCTGGTCAAGGCGCCACTCTTCCATGTCGGCCGTGAAATCACAGCCAAGACGTTGCTTGTCTTCCTCGCTCAGGCCCTCATCCCAGCTCTCCGGCAGGATCTTTTTCTTTTCCATGACGTCACGGCGAAGGAAACCGACCAGGTTTCGGACATGCTTTTGCACATCCACCGGGTCGCCGGCGACGTTTTGCACAAACTCCTCGTTGTAGGACTCAAGCATCCCGACGGCTTCCTTGAGCGTCCGTTCCCCCCGCAGGACGGCATAGGCAAACAGGCCGGCCTTCTCCGTCAGGTTGATATCCCGCATCCCCGGCGCCACGAATTCCGTCACGCGGCTCCAACCGGAACTGGAAAGTTTCAGACCCTCTTTTTCCAGGCCGGCCCGCAGACGCTCTTCCAGGTCCTTGGGGCATTCGGGGAGCTTTTCGTAGACGTCCAGGAGTTCACAGTTGGCGGTATAGGGCCGTTTCGTGTCCGGGTGGATACTGGGGGGCAGGACAACCTGGGTTCGGTCGGAAAGGTACTCGCAGACCGACTTACCGTCGGCAGTCTTGATGCGGAAGGTCTTGACGCCGTTGTACCGGAAGGCGATGACCATCCCCTTCTTGCCAACCCGGACCCAAGGGGATTCCGGCAGCTCCTTGAGGATCATATTGATCAATTTCTGGTCATCGGTGTCGATATCCATGACGCTGACACGGGAGCATTTACCCAGGACCAGGCCGATATTGCCGTCGGGATACTGGTCAAGCCAGGCCTGTTGCTCTTCGACCCCAGGCATTTCCTCCGCAAAACGGTTCCACCCTTGGGGGATGGGGCGTTTTTCCTGGGAAAAAAGCGGGATAACGGGGATATTGGCGGCAAAATAGGCTGGGGCGGTGCTCAGGAAGATGTTGCTGGACATGAGGTTTTACCTGCGATTTTGAGGGTGTTGGGCAAAATAATTCGGGTTTTCGCCACTTTGGGGGCGATTTTTGGGGCTTTTACGGGCTTTCCAGCCCGAATTCCGTCTTCATCTGAGCCAGGAATTCATTCCGTTGGTCCGGCGTCATGACATCCGACAGGATCCGCATCGTGCGTTGTTTGAAGGCGTTGACCTGGCTGATGTTGGCAGCTTTTTCCATCAGGTCGACCAGCTTGGTCATCAGGCTGGTGGCGACACGGAAGTAGGAGGCCTGTTCGCTTCCCTGTTCGCTGGTCAGGGTGTTGCCATAACGCTTCAGCTTCGCGTACAGGGCAGCCAATTCCCGTTCCACCCCCTCCCCCAGCATGGCGTCGATCTCGTCATCATTGAGCTCCCCGAGGGCTTCCTGGGCCTTCTCCGGGCTTCCTTCAACCAGCAGGGTCTTCAGGATCGGGAAAAGGTCCGGGTGATAGGGGGAAGCCTCCAGGTATTTTGAAACCCCGCCGGCTGCCGAGGCCTGCTGGCGTAGTACCGGGATCATCCGGATCGTGGCGGGGTCAAGGGGTGGGTGATACATCGAACTGGTCATGGCGGTCTCTTGCGGTTCGGTCCGCTTCGTCTCGGGTGTCAATTATGCTAATCTGCCCTGGCGGCCCCTGGGAACCCCCTACGACGTAATTTTCTGTATCAGTCAAATTTCCTGTTTGTAACAACCTGCTTTTTAGGAGGATCTCGATGTCAAACCCCTACGCCCTCTCCCTGTACAACGAGATCCAGAATCGCTTTTCGGTCGACGCTTCGAACATGCCGATGAGCGAGTGGATTTGCCGGAACACGACCCTGCGTGGTGTCCCGTTCTCCTTCCGGAAGTTTCCGTTTCAGAAGCAGATCGTCGATGACATGCACCCCAACCTGTGCGTGACCAAGATATCACAGGTGGGCCTCGCCCTGGACCTGAACACACCCATCCCGACCCCAACCGGGTGGTCGACAATGGGGGGGCTTCGTGAGGGGGATCTTGTCTACGCCCCCAACGGCAAGCCCACCAGGGTCACTTACGTCTCCCCGGTCTACCACGACCACACTTGCTATGAACTTACGTTCTGCGACGGGGAGAAGATCGTGGCTGATGCGAACCACCGCTGGGCAGTCCATAGCGACCGGATGTTCAACCAGCAAGGTTTTTACCCTGCTACCGGTCGGATCCCTCGGGAAATCGCCCACGAATACGCCCGTTCTGGCGTCCTGACCACGGAGGTGATTGCCCGTGGTTTCAAGCGGGGGGAGCGGCATGATTTCTTCATCCCGGTGGCAGCCCCACTCGAGCAGTCGGTCCAGGACTCAGAACTCCCCCTGGACCCCTACTTCCTTGGCCTCTGGCTTGGGAACGGTCACGCCTACTCCTCCGACCTGTCGATCCACACCCAGGACCTGCCCGAGATTCTTGTCAGTCTCCAGGAGCGTGGATTCTCCTGCCGGGTAACCCCGGACAGTGCCAAGTGCGTGAAGGTGAAGGCCGAGACCCCTGAGGGTACCGCCAAGACCTTCAAGCGTTTGACTAGCCTCGGGGTCCTGAAGAACAAGCACATCCCGCAACCGTACCTCCGGGCCTCCATCGAGGCTCGTCTCGAACTCCTGCGGGGGTTGGTGGATACTGACGGCTCAATTGCCGAGAATGGGCGCGTCAGTTTTCATAACACCAACGAAGCCATTATTGAGGGAACCCTGGAGCTTCTCCGGAGTTTGGGGTTCAAACCCCACCTCCGGTGGAGACCCCCGGCGGCTCCAAGTGTCACGAGGGATGGACTGGTGATCACCCCCAAGCTCCCCATCGCCGAGGTGCATTTTATCGCCTACGCTGAGACCCCTGTGTCAGGTCTCGCCCGCAAACGGGCCAGACAAAGGTTTGACGGTAGGAGGACGGAGACCGGGCAGCGCCGTATTGTGGATGTGCGGCCGGTTGTTACCCGGCCGGTTCGGTGCATCACCGTGGACGACCCAAGTCACCTGTTCCTGGCAGGCAGGGGAATGGTGGCAACCCACAACACCGAGACCCAGATCCGGAAGGCGGCGGCGTTCGTAACCCGGAACCGCGGGGTGACCCTGCTGTTCACTTTTCCCTCCGAGGACATGCAAAAGCGGACCTCCCAGACCCGTATCCAGCCCCTGATCACCGAAAATGGCGTGTTCAACCGGGCCAAGGAGGCCGGAACAACCCAGATCCGGTCGGTCGGCATCATCCAGATCGAGTCCTCGTTCCTGCTGGTGACCTCCTGCACCGAGGGTGAGGCGACCTCCACGCCGGCCGATGCCGTCTTCAACGATGAGGTTGACCTGTCCGACCCAGGCATCCTGGCCCTGTTCAGCTCCCGGATGCAGGCCTCGGACTGGAAGTTGCGCCAGCAGTTCTCGACACCCACCTTTTCCGGCTATGGGATCGACCAGACCTATGCCGTCTCCGACCAGCATGAGTACCTGCTCAAGTGCGACAGCTGCAACCACTGGCAGTTGCCGCTGTTCACCCGGAAGTTCATTCGGCTGCCGGGCCTTCCGGACTCCGTGGACCTGGCCGGGATCGACCAGGCTATCCTGGACAACAACCGGATCGACCTCGACACCGCCTTCGTGGCTTGTGAGCGGTGTGGCTCCGAACTGGACCTCGGCCGGGGGGACAATCGTAATTGGGTACCCCTGCACCCCCACCGGACCAACGCCCGCGGCTACCGGGTACGGCCCTTCTCGGTCAATACCCTGTCGCCCAAGTACATCATCGAAAAGATGCTGGAGTACAAGCGGAAGGGGTTCATGCGCGGCTGGTACAACACCGTGCTGGGTGAGACCTATGAGGACGGTGACATCCGGCTCACCGATGTTCAGATCAACGCCTGTTTCGAGCAAGGGCACCCCGATAGGTTCCGCGATGTCGATCCGACCCGCACCCCGTTGTTTCTGGGTATCGACCTGGGTCTCGTCTGCCACATCACGGTCCTGGCGCCAAGGGATCGTCGTTCTCCCCGCCTCCAGGACATGGAGGTCGTCTGCTTTGAGCCCGTTCCCGTCGAGCTGTTGATCGAGAGGGTTAAGTGGTACCAGCAGAACTTCCTGGTCGTTGCCGGTGGCACTGATAGGCACCCCTTTGCCCCTACTGCAAACGCCCTGTATGACGCTACCGGGGGCATCGTTGTCCCCTATGAGTACCGGGGGGGTGCGGAGTTGAGCGACAAGAGCGAAAGCGACAAGACCATCCAGATCAACCGGACCATGGCGATCGACACTGTCGCCCAGTTGGTTCGCTCTGGGAGGGTGACCTTCTCAGGGTATGGGGATCAGAAAGATACGATTCACCTCCACCTCAAGAACATGGTCCGAGAGGAAACCCCAGAAAAACCGGCGGTTTGGAGGAAGCTCGGCGGACCCTCGACCCTGGACCACTACTTCCATGCAATCACTTTCGCATACTCCGCATTAAGATTTTATCTGGGGGAGTTCACTGGGTCCGCCCAGGCATTGGACAAGCGCCAGACCGTCTGGGTGGCCCCTGCAGGCACGACAGCGACAGCAGCCATGTCAGGGCTTACCTCGATCGTCGGGGCCGGCCATGGACCTTCCAGGGGCCGTCAGGCCACTGTGGGTTTTAACAGGCTTCGTTAGAAACCTAACTTCTGGCCGCTAAAGCTCTGTGACTGGTACAAATGATTTTTTCTATGTCTCGGGAGAGAAGAGAGGTAGGTAAATGAGAATTATTTACAGAGAGATATATTTTATATGAGGTGGATTTTTTCGTTTGTGACAGTCACAGAGCATTAGCGGCCAAAAAGCCCCGAGTGGCCTGTTTTCCGGCTACCTGTTAAGATTCCGCCAGACAACCATCCCGGCAGGTAGCTTCGCCATGTCCAATACCCAACCCTGGTTCGCCCGGCTCGCCGCCGGCGGACTGGCCAGCAAGGCCGTCTCCGTGGTCGCACCGAAGAAAACAGCGGCCACGGCGATCACGCCGACGCATAACATCTCCTCGCCAGACACGGTCCTGACAGCGCCCGCCTACCGCGACCACCTCTCCGACCTGTTTGATACCCGTCAGGCCTCCGACGCCCGCGACCTGATCAAACTGCTGATGGTCCAGGACCCTGACGCCTCGGCGGCAACCAATGCTTTCCTGACCACGGCCAATACTGACCCCATCATCGTCGTCTATGACGTCAACGACCAGATTGACAGGCCGGGGATGTTGACTCTGAACCAGATCCTGATGACCCTCACCGAAAGGTATGATTACAGCAAGGGCTTCGAGTTCAGGCATTCCTTGAGCTCCCTGGCCGAGTCCATGCGTTATATGATCCTGCTCCGTGGCATGCTGGCCGCCGAGGCTGTGATTACCAAGGAAGGAATCTTCAACGAAATCCGCCAGGTTGATCCTGTTACCCTGGAGTGGTACGAGAAGACAAATGGTGTCCGCACCCCTGTCCAGAGCATTTCCGGCACCCAGATCGACCTGAACGTCCCAACATTCTTTGTTTCATACTTCCGGCAGGATCCCACGACCCTGTATCCGAATAGTCCCTTCGTCTCGGCGATCAACACCATCGCGGCCCGTCAGCAGGTCATCAACGACCTGTACAGGATCATGCAGGTCACCGGCTACCCTCGCATGGAAATCACGGTCCTCGAAGACATCCTGGTCAAGCATGCTCCCCCCGGCGTCCGGGCTGACCCGGACAAGATCCAGGTCTACGTCACCCAGCAGTTGAACCAGATCACTTCAGCGATCGGAACCCTGCGGCCAGACCAACCTTTCGTCCATACCGACTCCATTGAGCCGAAGATGATGAACGAGAGCAAGGCCGGGATGAGCCTGAATATCGACCCGATCATCAAGACGCTCAACGCCCAGAACCAGGCCGGCCTCCGCGCCGTCTCCACCATCCTTGGTCGTGGCGAGTCCGGGGTGAATACTGCATCGGTCGAAGCCCGCATCTTCTCGATGACCGCCCAGGAGCTGAACCAGCCCATCGCCGAGATCCTGTCCCGAATCTTCACCATGGTGCTGCGGATGACCGGCTCCCAGTCCTACGTCAAGGTCCGCTTCCGGCCCGTTGAATTGCGGCCCGACCTCGAACTGGAACCCCAACGTGTCCTGAAGGCAGATCGTCTCAAGAAAGATCTCTCGCTGGGCATCATCGACGACGACACCTACCACCTGGAGATGTACGGCCGGATCCGTCCGGACTCCGCCCCGATCCTGACCGGTACCGGGTTCATGGAGAAACAGACCTCCGGGTCAGGAACAGGCGCTGATACCGTCACGCCAAACTCCGACCCCCTGGGTCGTAGTGTCAGCGACAAGAAGGCGACCGACGCCGCCAAGAGCAACTCGGTCAGCAAGAAGTAGGCTTGACGGTGTCAAGACTTTCTCTGTACGATTCATGCAATATAACGAGGTAGCCTGCAATGGCCAAGCGTATCCCGATCACCGATGAGCTCAAGGCGGCCATCAAGAAGTCTGTCGGCGGGGATGTCAAGTTCGACAACCTGGCCGTCTATGAAGCCATTGCGGTTACCAGCCGGCCGATTGTCCAGCGAGGCCTCTACTCCGGCGCCACGGTCGAGCGTGACCTGATGGAAGCCGCGGCGGATAAGATCAACACCGGTGAGTTCGTCCCCCTGCACCTCGTCCATGACCAACCCTGGGGAGGTTTGCCTGTCGGCCGCCTGTTCCAGGCCGGCATCAGCAAGGATCCGATGGATCAGGCCGATCAGCTCCACACCCTGTTCTACCTCGATGAGGGGACCGACGAAGGCAAGGCTCTCGCCTCCAAGGTCGACAACGGCGTGATCGAGGAAGTTTCCATCGGCATGATGGCCGAGAAGCTGCTCTGTTCCGAGTGCGACTTCGACTACCTGTCTGACGAAGATTCCCTCTGGGACCGGTGTTGTCCGAACGGACACATGCTCGGCAAGGGCAATTTCCACCTGAAACTGTCCGGTCTCAAGAAGCTGATGGAACTCTCCCTGGTATCCAAGGGGGCCTCCACCGGCGCCAAGGTCCTCGCGGAGCGCAAGCGGCTACTCGCAAGTCAATTTGAAGTCCTTGCGGCTGACGGTTACAATCCTGAGCGACTAGCCCTTTTTGCATCCCCCACCCTCGGGGAAGAGGTCGACATGAAAGAAATCGAAGAACTCCAGGCCGGCCTCGCCGCCCTGACCGCCAAGGTCGAGGAGCAAAGCACGGCGTTGGCTACCGCTCAGGACACCATCAAGGCCCAGGCTGAAGAGCTGACCACCTTGAAGGCTTCGGCCGAGGTGACCGCCAAGTTCGGTGACAAGGTGGATGCGATCGTCGCCCTCGCCGACAAGTCCGAAGAATTGACGGGCCTGTCCGGCCGGATCGACGAGTTGAAGGCTTCGGCTGAAACTCCCGCACCGGCCTCGGGCAACCCTTTCAAGATTCCGCTCGACGGGATCGAAAACCTGCGGGCTTCCGCGCAAGGCTCGGCCAACCAGCCGACCCCGCGTGGTTCCGCTTTCAAAACCAAGCGTTAAACGGAGGGCCACACAATGGCTACTATCGGTGCAGGTGTGACCCTTCGTGGTCAAACGCAACCCGAATCCCGCTACACCTTCCTGCTGGACTCGGCCATCGTGGTCGGTGACATCGGCAAGGCTGTGGCTCTGAAACCCGGCACGGCCAATACGGTTCGTCTCGCCGCTGCGGATGACCTGATCCTGGGTCGCCTGTACAGCTTCGAGGATCGCACGGTGGAAGGCATCAAGGTCGGCGCCGTGGAAACCCGCGGGGGCTTCCTGTTCTCCACTACCGGCGTCGTTGCTGTCGGCAACTCCGTCGTGGGTGGTGCCACAGCCGGTTACGGCAAGGCGGGTGATGACCCCCGTAACCGTGTCGTCGAAATCCCGGCTGCCGATACCGCCGTCGTCCTCTTCCTGTAAGGAGCTACTGACATGACCCGTTTGACTGAAATCGCCCAACACCGCAAGCCGGTCGAGGAAGTGGTCGGTGGCCTGATCGCCAGCTCCAACCACGAGTCGACCGAAAACGGCAAGAAGCTGGTGCAGATGGCCCGTGATGCCGGCCTCAGCGTCCGCGACTACCTGACCCTGGCTGTCGACGTGAACTCCGGCAAGCATGCCGAAGCTAACCGCGCCGCCGGCCTGAATGGCTACGAAGCCGCCCTGAGTCACCTGAACCTCCCGTTCGGCAATGACTTCGAGCAAGGTGTCGTGCTTCAAGCCGCTTCTGACACCTTCGCGACCTACGCCGGTACCCGTGCGATGTTCCCGGAAGTGCTGGACGACATGCTGAAGCAGCTTGGCCGCATGGAGCAGATCGAGAATACCGCCGCCCTGATCTCGCAGTCCCGGACCATCAACGGTGTGGAAATGATCTCCACCGTGCTGGAAGACACTGCCGGCCAGGATGACACCTTCACGATCGCGGAAGGCGGCAAGATCCCGGTCCGCGCTGTTCGCACCAGCCAGAACAGCGTCCGTATGTACAAGCATGGCTCCGGCTACGAGTTCACCTACGAATTCAACCGCCGCGCCAGCCTGGACATCATCACCCCGTTCGCCGCCCGCGTGGCGCGTCGTCTGGAAATCAGCAAGGTTGCCGCTGCGACGGCCGTGCTGGTGGGTGGTGATATCGTGAATGGTCCGGCTACCCCGGCCGACCTGGCCACCTACGGTGCGGATTTCACCGGCGGTAAGACGCTGAAGGACAACTACCGCGCCCTGGCCAAGTTCATCATGAACAAGTGGAAGGCCGGTTACCCGATCGACACGATCGCCTGTAACTTCGACCTGTACGTCGAGATGATGTTCATGTTCGCGCAAACGAACATCGGCACCGCCTCCGACATCCAGAACCTGGCCGCCGCTGGCGCCCCGAGCATCAACCTGCCGGTGATGAACGGCGCGATTAACGTCGTGCTGTCCTCGACGATCGCCGATGGCTACTTCGTGGCCTTCGTGAAGTCCGAGACGCTGGAAGAACTGGTGGAAGCCGGCTCGATCATCGCGGAATCGGAACGCAGCATCACGACCCAGGTCGTGACCTACGTCCGCAGCGAGAACACCGGCTACAAGCTGTCGTTCGGTGATACCCGCTTCCTGGTGAAGGCCAAGGCGTAAGCCTTGACCCCAACGGGGTAGCAGGCGACAATGGGGACCGAAAGGTCCCCATTGTCATTTTGGAGTCACCCATGTCCACCGCTCTCATCCAACTCCAGGGTCAGTCCATCCTGTTTACACAGGGGCAATGTCTGGATCCCTTCCGTCCCTCTGTCCTGAACCTGACCCCTGCGGTTGAGACCTGGGTCGAACAAGGCCTGGCCAAGATCCTCCGCAAGGACCCCGGGCTCACCGATCAGGAGTGGGGCCGTATCTGGTGGGACGCCGGCCGCGATCTCAATGCCGCCCTGAAACTCGCCGGCTTTGTGGACGCCCCCAAGCCTGCTTCCAACAAGAAGTCGTCCTCCAAGGAGTAATCCTCCATGCTCAGCTGGGTGATCACCGGGTCTGACCTGACCTACAAGGTGGAGTTCCAAGCCAACGGCACCCCGGTGGTCCCCGACCCCGGCAGCGTGTTCCTGACCATTCGGGACAACGCCGGCGCCGGTATCTCCCCGTATGTGAACCAGGCCCAGACTGTCAACACCACCCAGTTGGAGCTGACAATCCCTGGTCTCGTCAATACGCCAGCCGTACCGGGGGCCCTGGAGTCCCGCTACATCCTGCTGAGCTACCTGTACGGCGGACGACCCTATTCAATCCGTCAGTCCTATCGCCTGACCCCATTCCTGACCTTCTCGGCGGATGAGGCTGCCGTGCGCAAGCACTTGGGCATGCTCCCCGAGGAACTGGAAGACTACGAGATCGACCTCAACCAGGCCTACTACGAACTGGCTTCAACCATTACGGGCCTGGAGGCCCTGCTGCAGGCAGGGGATCTGACCAGTCTCCGCGCCAACGATGCCCTCGCCATTCAGGCGGCGCTGTTGATCGCGACCAGCCTCGCCGCGAGGTACGGCCAGCGGGTAGCCTCGGCGGACTCCGAGTTCGCACGGGTCACCGGCTTCGACCCCGACGCCATTGTGGCTCGGCTTGAGGCCCGGCTCGCCGAACTGGTGAACCAGCTTACGGCTTCCGACCCCGATACCGTCACCAACCCGACCCGCTTCCTGGTCGGAACCCGAACCGACCCGATTACCGGAGCCTGATATGCGAGCCAGGGTATTCTCACGGTTCCAGGAGCGGTGGGTTAACATCACCCGGATCAGTGCCTGCTTCCTGGGGGAGACCTATGACCCCGAGAAGCAGGTCACCGCGTTCGAGGAAGTCGTCAGGCTCCTGCGGGTGCCCAAGGATAGCGTTGCCGCTGGCGGCGACCACGTTATTCAGCAGATGAGGCACTTCATCCTCAGTGAGCATAGCCAAGAGTCCGACATGAAGGTCTTCCGGCTGATCCCCCTGCCGGATCAGGTCCTGTGGAAGATTCAGAGCGCCAAGGTGACAGATCCTGTGACGGGACTGCTGGTGGATATTGGAACGACATTCCTGTCCAACATCTGGGCCCGAAAGATTACCCGAGGTTTCTCTGGGGAGATGAAGGGGGGCTTCGAACGGGAAGTCATTCGCTATGTCTGCGGCGCCACGGTACAGGCCGGTGATCTTCTTGATGGTCGGAAGATCCAGCGAGTCTACACCGAGCAGGGCGTCCTGATCGCGGAGACCTAAGGTGGCGAAGACGCCTACAGGGAAACCTGAGGAGGTCTTCAGATCCCTGATTGAGAGGGAGCTTGAAACCCTGGTCGATCGCAGTGTCCTCCGGATGGACGAGCTCTCCAGCAGGGAGATGAACTCCAAATCCCGAAAACAGGCCTTGGCAAGTGCGCTCAACGAGTGGGCCAGTCACCTGATGGGTAAGGTGGCAGAGGAGATTGCTGCCAATAGGATCGGCTACGAAGGTCGCAAGGTGGTTATTCGTTCCGACCTTCCTGCCATGAGGACTTCCAACCGTATGGACTACCTCGGTGAGGGTCTTCAGCTGAAACCTAAGTACCTTGAGAGGAAGGAGCTTAAGAAGAACCTGGCGCCGCCCCACTACTTCAAGTTCTCCGGGGACCTGGAGAGGGCGATCCCTGGAGCGAATGTCCGATTGTTCCGGGCAGAGGACGTACAGGTCACCAGGGCTTATGCAGACGAAACGTGGTATAGGGACGCTAAGGGGAGCTATCAGAAGCGTAAGGTCATCCGGGATGCTCTTGGACGTTTCGCCAGTAAGGCCAAGATAACCTCTGGCTGGGTGGTGGAGGTGACCTCTGACCCAATCTTCAGGATCGGCCTTCGCAAGACTTGGGACCGCCATACCCCACCGGAGTTCGCGATCAAGAGGATGTTTCCTGATGACGAGGATACCCAAGCCAAACTCCTGGGGTATGGGAAACCCCATCGCCCCTACCGGCCGCTATTCGAGGATTACATGGGGTGGTTCATCACCGAGCTGTTACCTGCTACTATCCGTGAGACCTATCAGAAACCCCGCAGGTAACCGAAACCATCATGGCCACCAACATCCTGGAGAATATCTCCGCCAGCCTGCTCAACTTCTGCAAAAGGTTTGGGGAGAATGTGGAGCTTCAAGGGGTTACCCCTCAGAGCCTCTCCCCCTGGGACTTTGATACCGTCCAGGACGAAAACGAACTTCCCCTCGAGGATCTGATCGGTGTTTCCAACCTGTCTATCACGGCGGATGAGCATATTTTGGAAGTGGAATGCCTGATCGGAATCACCACCTACGATGATACCAACGGCATGCGCCTGAAGAAGTTGATGGGCTACCTGTTCGAGGAGTTGAAGCCGACCAGCGTCTTACCATATCTCGACGCCGAGACCGGGGTGAGGTCGAATCTGCTGTCGGTATTGAATGGAACAAAACTCATGCCGGTCACGGGTGGGCTCCGGCCGGCACGGTTCATCATTGTTCGCTTGAAGTCACTGGAGACGATTGAACTGAAGGGGCCGTCGAGTCTGTAAGGAATTGCAGGAGCATGAAATGGATTTCTTGCGCCCGGCTGCGCTTGAAGAAGACCGCACGGGCGTCGATCTTCGCCATCAACTCTTCAGGAAGGCGGATAGTGGTGGCGGCGAGGGGCTGGCTCATGGGTTACACTACTCAAAAGATTTGCCTCTTGACTCTAGCATAAGTATGATTGAGGCACCAGAATCCTTCTGCACTATACTCGGAGAACCGTCATGGCTGGTGAAGCTAAAACCAATGCCTTTATGCTGGGAACTGCGACCGTCATGCTCGGCGATCGGGAAGACCTTTTCGACTTCACCCCGGCGAATCATTCCATCGGCCTCGTCAAGAACTTCAACTTGACCGTCGACCAGTCCTACACGGACCTCGGTCAGGGCCTGACCAATCAAACCGTGTTCTCTGTCAAGACCGGCAGCAAGATCATGGCGACGATGGAAGCCTATGAATACACTGGCAAGAACCTGACCTACGCCCTGGGCATGGAAGGCTTCAGCGCGGGTGTTGCAATTACGGCATCTTCCAGCATCATTGGTACCCCGTCCCCTACCGCTACCGGCTTCACCATGACCGCAGCCCTTGTGGACGCTCTGAATCCTGACGGAGACTTGGTCGTTGGGGACTACATCAAGATCCAGACGGGGAATAACGATCAGGTTCTGGTTCGCAAGGTGGCTACGATCACGGGTGCTGCACTGACTTTTGTCGAACCCCTCCCTGCGGTCCCCGCTGAAGGTGCCACTGTTGCCAAGATGAATGTGATCCCCTTGGGCTCCAGCACCGCCTGCGAGGACACCTTCGTCGCCGCCAAGATTGTCGGCACGTTGGCGGACTGCAGCGAAGTCGTGTTGCTGCTGCCGAAGGTCAAGGTCACCAAGGGCTTCAACATGGCGTTCAACTCGAACGACTTCCAGAACCTGCCGCTGGAACTGACCGTGTATGACCTGTTGGCGGACGACGACCACTACGCCACCTTCGCCGAGTTCGGCAATGCCTCGGCGATGCTGCTGACGCCGAAGTAATCCGGTTCGGATTGCACCTCGAAGCCTCGCCAGTGTAGACTGGCGAGGCTTTCTTCTTTCTGGATGAGATTCCCATGAGCGCCAACCTGAGCCCCGATTTCCGCCTTCCCGAAGGCCGTGTTATCTTCATGTCCTATGGCCTGTTGAACCGTCTGTCGATGATTATCGGCGAGCCGGATAACCTCCCGGCCATCTACCTTGACCCCGGCCTCCAGGGCACCGTGATCTCCCACCTACTGGGGAGCTACGACGCCGAGAAGAAACAGTTCGTGCCCAAGGAACTGGATGAGCTCCAGATCTCCCCGGTAGTTATCGCCGACATCCTGGCCTGGGTCTCGGAGCACATCCTCGATTTTTTCGTCCTGACGCTGGAGAACGCCAAGGGACTGGAAAGCAAGTACAAGCACCTGCAGGCGACGGCAACAGCCTCACCGTCTACAACGGATGGATCGAAGGCCTGAGCTACGAGGAGGTGGTCTGTTGGGCCTTCCAGGTTGTTCCATCGCGGCTGGAGCAACTTTTCTGGTCGAACTCCCACCGAGACATTACAATGACGCTCAGGCTGAAGGTCGGCGAGAAACACGTCGAGCACCTCCAGCAGTACGAAACCCTGGCGGTTCTCCTCTCGCAGGCGTTCGGAGGAGGCTCGTCATCCAAGACCACCACGGTGTCCACGGCCAACCAGCCCCAGACGCAGGGTGATGCCCAACGTATGTTCAGGAACCTGTTCAGCTAACGGGTTCCTCCGAGGAGTCCATAATGGCTGAGACCGAGAAGCCCACCACGATTCAGCTGGATGCCAACCTCAAGGTGGAGACCTTGGGGTTCCAGGACGCCATCAATCTGGTGAAACAGCTCAAGGCCCAGATGCTGGATCTGCACCAGCGGGCCAAGGTGGTGCTGGAGGTCCCCTCCGGGGTCAAGGGGGTCGGTCTGGCTTCTGAAGTGCAGATGCACATCAAGGCCGCCCAGATCTTCAAAACCGCAGCCGTTGAGGCAGGGCAAGCCATGGTGCTTGCCGGAGAAGGGTTCAAGAAGCTCGATGCCCTGCTCCTCAAGTACTCCAAGCAGGGCATCCTGGAAGGCCAGGTCAAACAGCACAAGGCCAACTCCAAGGAGTTGGAGAATCAGTTTCGCCTGCAGGTTCGTGCTGGAGACCTCAAGGTCGAGGAGATCCGGAAGCTGAAGGACGAGCAGAAGCTCAAGTGGGCGATTGCCGAATTGGATGACATGAACCGCAAGAAGGAGACTCAGCGGACAACCCAACGTCTACGCGCCGCCCAAACCAGCCTGGACCTTTTGCGTCAGGAAAATGTCGAGACCCGCAAGCTTGCGGCGGAAAGGATCCGCATGGAACGAGCTGGAATCGACCCCAAGAAATACACCTCGGTGAAGGAGTACCAGGCAGAGGGCCGGATGCTGGATGAGGCCTACCGGCTCAACCTGACACATGATAAGAAGAGAACTTCCGAGAAGGTAGAGTCCGCACGTAAAGCACAAGCCTGGGAGTTCTCAGAGACCCAAAAACTGAACTCGGCGGCTAAAAAAGAGCGGGAAGACGCGCACGCCGAAGCCTTGAAGGAGGAGGCTTCCCGCCGTAAGGATTACAGGTCGTGGTGGGCCGGAGCCCTCGAGGAGCGGGACGTTCGCGCCGGCCGGGCCCTGAGCCCCGGGGAGCGGGAGCAAAAGGCTAAACAGACTACGGATCAACAGAGATGGACTCTTCGGGACATCGCTCGCGCCGAGGACGAAAAGTACATCCCCCATTTGAAGGATATCGCCAAAGCAACAGACATCGTCAGGTTACAGGAGGAGAAGCGGTACGCAGGTATTCGCAAGCGCCGTGGTTTCAATCAGGGGGAGGAGCAGGAGCGGATCAACGCAATCCGTGCTCGGATCAAAGAGCTTGAAGCCGCCAGCAAGCCCAACAAGCCCGAGAAGCCCGAGAAGATGGGCCGCCTGAAGATGTCGGCATATACTACGCAGACATTGCCTGACGCCAGTATCCTCCGCAAATGGCACCCCAGCCTGCTGAGTGCCCTCGCCCAGGGGCAGGCACAACGTCAACTGGCCGCGATTGGTTCCGGGGATACCCAAACTCGTCGGGATGCCGCTGCAGTCCTCTGGACCATCAAGGGAATTCAGGAGGAAGCCAAGGCAAAACGGCAGGCCAGGGCGGCAGCACGGAAGCAGGAGGAAGCCGATGAGGCCTCAGCCATCAAGGCCCGTGAGAAGAGACTGGAGGATTTGAGGAGGGCCAGGGCACAAGAGATCAACACCGCCCACGGTGAAGCTCTCAAGGAGCGGGACGTTCGCACTGGGAGGGCTCTCCCTGAGAACTATAAGGACCTACAGCAGAGGCAGCGTGTTCGGCAGCAGAAGTTCTCAGTCGTGGACACTATCCGCGCCGAGAACGAAAAGCTCATCCCCACTTTGAATGATGTCGCCAAAGCAACAAACCTCGTCTGGTTGCAGGAGGAGAAGCGGTACGCCGGTATCCGTAAACGCCGTGGGTTTGATCAGATCGAGGAACAGGAGCGCATCAATGCTATCCGCGCCCGGATCAAACTCCTGGGTGAGGAGGAGAAGGCGGCTGAGAAGGCCCGCCGGACCGCCGGTGTTGCCCCCACCCACGCCGAGTATGTTCAGGCCGGCCGCCGGAAGATGTCCTCCTACACGAACGCGGACTTCAGCGACTTTACCGGGATGCACCCGGCCCAACTGAGTGCCCTCAAGCAGGGGCAGAACGCCCGGTATCTCGCGGGGGTGGGGGCCGGTAACACCCAGGCTGCCAATGATGCCCTGCAGCTGCTCACCCGCATCAAGCAGCACGAGGCGGACATTATCGCCCAACGCAAAGCCGGAGCGGTCACTTCCAACGGTCAGGCCCTGACGGCCCAGCAGCTTGCGGACAAGGCCTACAAACTCCGGGTCGCCGAAGTCGCCGCCGTCGGTCTGGAGGCGGACAAGGTCCAGAAGCTGAACTCCCTCGCCGAGGTTGGCCTGCAGATCGACGCCGCCAAGCTGCGCATGAAGCAGGCGATCGCCAACCAGCAGGACAAGGAGGCCAAGAAGGAAGATGAGCTGATCCAGAAGCTCACCCGGCACAAGCAGGTTCTGGCCCGTCAAGCCGAGGACCCGGAGGATCGTGCCCGCATCAACGCCTACCGCCGGCAGGATACCCGCGAACGTCTGTTCGGGGATGGGGGCGCCAGCACCCTGCTTGTTCAGGCAGGCCTCATGGCCGGGTATCAGGCTTTGGGGGGTATCCAGAGCCTGTTCTCGGGAGCTATCAGTTCAGCCGTCGAGTTAGACGCCGCCCTGAAGCAGCTCCAGGCGATCAGCGCGGCTACCCGCAATGAGATGGTGGACCTGAAGGCCTCCCTGATCGAGGTCGCCCAAGGAAGCAAGTTCAGCGCGGCCGAAGTCGCCCAAGCCTCGGTGTTACTGGCCCAGGCCGGTCTGTCGATCAACGAAATCCAGCACACCATGAAAGCGGTGATCCAACTGGCGACGGCCTCGGGGTCCGAGTTGAAGAAGTCGGTCGACGTGATGACCTCGGTGCTGTCGGTATTCGACATGAGCGCCAGCCAGTCGGAGTCCGTTGCCAACAAGCTGACCGCCGCCCTGAACCGGTCCAAGCTGGATATCGACAAGATGGCGCTGGGCCTGCAATATGCAGGTAACGCCGCCGCCGACGCCGGCGTCAACTTCGACGAACTGGTGTCCGGCCTGTCTGCCATGGCCAACGCCGGTATCCGTTCGGGCTCCACGCTCGGTACCGGCCTGCGCCAACTGTTCGTCGACATCCAGAAGCCCTCGCAGAACTTCCAGGAGATCCTCACCCGCCTCGGTATCTCCCTTTCGGACGTCGATGTTCGCGCCCAGGGTTTTGAAGGGGTCATGCGGAACCTGATCGACAAGGGTTTCACGTCGGCGGAAGCCTTCAAGGCCTTCCAGATCCGGTCGGCCTCGGCCTTCGCCGCCCTGTCGAACAACATCGACACCTTCCATGACATGCAGGACGCGATCCAGGGCACCAATGCCGCTCTGGAGGCGAACGCGATCCAGATGGAGTCCATGTCGGTCCAGTACGACCACCTGAAATCCAACCTCGGCATCCTGGCCGCCGAGGGCTTCAAACCACTATTGCTGGTCATCCGCAACATCACCTCCGGCTTCACCCACATGGCGGAATCCGTTGATAAGTCCGGAGCCACTCTCAAGGTGGTGTTCACGGCCATCGGGACTGTCTTGACCACGATGGTAGTCGCCGCGGCAGGTAACGCCTTGGGCGGTCTCCTGCGGCTCACGGGGGGCTTCGCAACCCTGCTGCTCTGGGGGAGAAATTCCGGGAAGCTCCTGGGGGAACTGGTTAGGGGTCTTATCCTCCTCCGTTCGGGTTTCGTAGCCTCTGCCCGCGCGGCGGGGGTACTCGATTTCAGCCTGAGGGGAGTGGCAGCCACTATCGGCCGTATTCTGTTGGCTCTTGTCCCTATCGCCATCGGCATCGGCCTGGCCGCTGCCGCCTTCGGCGCCTTCAGTTCCGAGGCGGAGAAGCTGAAGGACAACCTGGACGAGGCGAAGACGAACCTGAACCAGCTCGCGGAAGCGAATGATCAGTCCAAGCAGCAGATCGAAGGCATCGACGGCGCGGTCAAGACGCTCTCTGAGCGTTACGGCCGGTTGTCGCAACACTCCAGCGAGCTGGAGACCTATGTCCGCTCGCTCGCCGAGCAGTTCAAGAACCAGGGGGTCACCCTCTCCGACCTGTCTGGAAAGACGATTCCGGAGTTGATCGCCAAGCTCAATGAGCTGCGGGATACCCTGAGTGGCGAATACATCCTGCGGATCCAGGAGGAGGGGACGGCGCTGGAAGCCGTCAACAAGCTGGAGATCCAGAAGCAATATAGCGAGGCGAAGTCCCTGGCGGCCAAGCTCCCCTCCAGCTACTCTATGGCGAACCATACTCGGGCGGCGAAACTTGCAGGGATCCCAACGACGACCTCAAACCCCGCCCTGCTGGGACCTCAGGAAGCTATCCTGGCTACCCGCGAACTGGTTAACTCCAAGAATCGTGGGCTGATGCCCAAAGAGGGGCTCGGGGCCTACACTAACCTCGGAACGCTCCGCCGAGACCTCGCGAGCTACCAGCAAGATCCTGAGCTGAGCAGGAACAAGCCTCTGGCGAAGCAGGTCGACGACGCTCTACGTATCCTGGATCTGCTGGATTCAGTACACAGCAAACAACGCGCCGGCGCCCAGATCCCCCTGGACACCAAAGCCAGGATGCGGGCGGAACGCTTGATCGCAAAGCGCAGGGGCGACGGAACCTCCGGTTTTGACAAGGCTACTCAGTCCCTCATGGACCTCAGCCAGAACAATGTGAAGTCTCCGGACAACATCGCGTTTCTGGAAGCCGGTGTTCAGGCGCTCAAGGCGGAGTCCGATAGGGTGGGGGCCGCGCTCAAGGCTGTTCCGGAGAGCGATGCCGGCGACCGCATGGCCCGCCAGAAAGAGCTCCAGGAACTCGCCGAGGCCCTGAGTCGTTACGAGACTCAGCTTCAGCCCTTGCTGTTGAAGCGGGACAACGACGAGATGGCCCTACTGAAGGCCAAGTTGGAGTCTCTTCAGCAGGAAGAGAAGACCGTCCGGGCAAGTCTGGAAGGGGAACTCACCCCGGCTGTTCGCGATAATCTGAACAATGAGCAGGCAAGGCTGATCGCAGAGCGCCAGGTAGCCGAGAAACAGCTGCGTACCCTGGAGGAGAAGCGCAACAAGGTCAGTGAGGCCGTCCGTAAGGCGAACGCCGCCCGGCTCGAAGAAGACATGCGTCTGGAACTGCAGCAGCTGTCCTCTCAGGCCAACAAGGGGAATGCCGATGCCAAGGCGCGTTTGCGCAAGCTGCTGCAGGAGAGCGGTCAGCTGATCGACGACGCTTTCAATGAGCAATACAACCTGAAGTTCGAGGAACTGGATAAGGGTCTGCAACGTGAGCTGAAGGATCAGAAAGCCTTTGGAGGCTCCCAGCGCAAAGCCTTGTCGGATCGCCTGATGATGCTGGAACTGCGCGGCAGCGGGTACAACACGGATCAGCGGCTGTTCAAATCCGACTCGGACTACCCCTCGGAGATGGGTACTCTCGGTCTTCGTTCCCGGATTGCCGCCCGCCTGCAGGGCGCCGCGGCCAAGCGGGATATGCTCAAGAGCGAGAGCCAGCTCGGTCTGGAACGCGCCAACCTCCTGGGTTCACGCCTCCCTGAGCTGCGCAAGGCTCAGGCGGATCAGGAGCAGCTTCTCCTGGTGTTGGAAGCCTCCAAGAAGATCGCCCTGGAAGCTCAGGCACAACGCTTGGCGGACACCCAGCGCCGATTGGCGGCGGGGGAGTCTCTGGGACCGAATGCCCAGGCCGAGATCGAGCGCATCAACGACGAGGCCAAGGCCGCTACAAAGGCCTTCCAGGAAGCGCAGGACGCCCTCGACAAGATGCAGGAGAAGGTGGAGGGCTATCAGCGGGAGCGCCAGGCCCTGCTGCTCAGCTACGCGCAGGAAAATGATAAGTTCAAGACCCTGTTCGATGCCTTGAAGGTGGGGGTTGAGGGCGCCACACAGGCGATCAGCGATGCCTTGGGGCGGATCATCAGCCGCACGGGGGACGTGAAGGATGCCTTTGAGGACATGAGTCGGGGGATTCTGGCCTCGATGCTGAAAGTCCTGACGGACAAGATCGCCGAACAGTTCATGGAGATCCTCCTGGATATGGTCCCCGGCATGTTCAGGGGTTCCGGGAAGGCCATCGACAACGCCGGAGGGGTAGGCCTCAAGAATACGCTGGGAACCTCCCGCAACGGAGGCTTGATCCGCCGGGCCGAGGGGGGCTTCGTCCCCGGCATGGTGGCTCGTGACTCTGTTCCCACCCTGCTGATGCCGGGGGAGTTCGTCCTGCAAAAGTCCGCCTCCTCAGCACTCGGCGAGGATTTCCTGAATGGCCTGAACCGCACCACCAGCGCCACGTTGCGCCAAGGTGAAGAACGGGCGAAGAAGGCAGCCCAACCCGAGGAGAACGCCGGAGGAAACCTGGTGAACGTCTGGGTGGTGAGCCCTGACCAACAGGTGGGCCTGAGCAAGGATGACATTGTCGTCACGGTCAGCGACAATATCGTGCGCGGCGGAAGCCTCCGTCGTTTGATCAAACAGGTTCAGGTAGGGGCATAACATGTCATTCGAGGTGTACTTCAAGCGGCAGATGCTCCTGAGAACGATCGGCGTCGCCAACGGCGCCGTGGGCCTGTTCACCAACAATGGCGGGACGGAGCTGAGCGGAGACGGTTACGCTCGGCAGGCCTCGGCCTTCGCCGTCACCGTCTCCGACCCGATTGTTGCCCGTAACAGTGCCGCCCTCGTCTTCGGGCCGGCGGAAGAAACCTGGCCGACTGTGACCCACGTCGGTATCTTTGATTCCGCAGGCAACCTGCTGGCGAAAAAACAGCTCCTTAACCCCGTGACTGTTACCGACGGTAACACTTTTGCCATCGCCAACAACCTGGTGGAGGTGGGCTTTGTTTAAGTCCGAGGCCCTGACACCCTGGCTGGTCGTTGACCCGATCTCGCGATTCCCACCCCGGTACTACACGGTGGAGACCGAGATATCCGAACTGAACACGGTCGGCTCCACCGGGCGCAGCTATCAATTCGCCGGGGTCCTCAAGGCTCCTCCGGTCCGGACCTTCACGGTACGTCTGCCAACGTTGGGGTACTTCCCAGGCACCGACGGTCTCCCTGATCTGAACTGCCGGCCGGAACTGAACATGGCGGTGCTGGAACGGTTCTACCTGACCAAGACGATGGCGGAACCCTTCCGGTTTGACCACCCCCAATTGGGAGACCTGCAGGTCAGGTTTGCGGAACCCCTGCGCGTCCCCGAAGGGCTACCACGCGGGGGGGGCTACCTGGGGGCGATCGAGGTAAAACTGATCGAGGTTCCGGACAGCCGAAGCGTCGCCGGGAACAGGAAGACGGGAGGCCTCAACCCCGAGAAGTGGGGAGACCTCGACGTCTTTGATTTCCCGAACCACGCCGTGGCTACGGATTACACCCCGGAGGCCGTCAGCATCCCCCTGGGCGGGAACTATACCGTCAACCTGAGACCCTCGAAGCCGGAGCTGCGCAAGATCCGCCTCCGCTTCCAGACGATGCTGTGGAAAATGGACTCCGGCTTGGTGGATTGGACGACCTACGCTCAACACAACCTCGGCCGGCTGGAGTATTTCTATATGCTCCAGCGGAACAATACGGCCTTCTGCTACCCCCACCCGGTCTATGGTAGACTCAAGGTCCGGTTCGCTTCCCCACCGGTGCTGCCTCCGTCCCTCCCGAGGGGATGTGGCTGGACGGACCCGGTGGAAGTCTCCCTGATCGAGGTGCCGTAATGCAACGTGGCGTCGACCTGACCCGACATCAGGAACAAGCCAGGGTCCTGAACCCTGACCCCTACGTCGATCTCTATGAGGTTCGGGTCAACCCCTCGGCTGTCGTCCGCCTGACCAACCACCCCAACGTGGACTGGCTGGGCTCGACCTGGGAAAACTGGGCTGTTGAGCTTAACGGCCTGGCGGCGAAGACGACGGGGGAACTGAATAGGCCTCAACTGCGTTTGGCAAACCTGAACGGGGTGTTCTCCCCGATCGTGGCCGGAGGGCTGGTCTATCAGGGTTCCGTCACCCGCTACCGGGTACTGCTCCAGGATCTCCATGACGGCCGGCCGTCCTACCTTCGCAACTTCTGGGAGGTCGCCAAGGTCGCCTCGCTGAGCAAGGATGCGATCGTCCTGGAACTGAGAGCGCCGATGGACCGTCAGGACTACAGCCTCCCCGCCCGGCAGTTCATCCCGCCGGAATTCCCCTACGTCAAGCTGAGCTGATATGGACCTTCAGGACTACCTCGGCAGGCGGTACGTTGATGGCAGGGCCGACTGTTACGGACTTGTTCGAGACTTCTATCGCCGGGAGTATGGGTTGCTCCTGCGCAACTACGCCCGCCCCGTGGGTTTTGACCAGTCCGGTTTGATGCTGCTGACCGACAACTTCCGCCGCGAGGGTTTCGATATCGTCAACGTGCCCATCGCCCTGCTGGAGCCCGGCGACGGTTTGCTGATGATGCTGGCGTCGAAACACGTCAACCACGTCGGGGTCTACATCGGGCAGCGCAAGGTGCTCCACCACCTGTACCGGCGGCCGAGCACGGTGGATACCCTGGACCCCCGGTGGCAACAACGGCTGTCCCTTGTTGTGAGGCATCCGGATGTGACGGAACAGAATCGTCGGAATCTCCCCAAGCAGGAGTTCATGGACTTGCTGCCCCCGCACCTGCGCACGAAGGTATTCACGACATGATCGACCTTCAGCCTTACTGGTCCCCTGACGTCGAGCACTGCGGCGTCATCCTGAAAGACCTGAGCATCGTTCAGCTCCCCAACCTGTCCCCGACCCCGACGGAGTCCTTTGAGATGGACGTGGAACAGGTCCTGGCTCTGGATCCGGTCGCAACATGGCATACCCACCCCAGAACGGGGCCGAATCTTTCCGCACCGGACTACCTGCTCTACCTGCAGCACCCCAAATTGTGGCACTATATCGTCGGCTGCACCGGAGAAACCTGGTGCTATTTTGTCGAAGACGGCGTGGTGCTCCTGCATGAAGATCCTGATCAGGCTTGAAGGCAAGCTCAAGAAGCTCTACCCCGAAGGTGTCGAGGTCTTTGCACGGACAGGTCGTGAGGCTCTGGGGATGCTCAGCCGTTTCCCTGGCTTCCGGGCTGAGGATGGCGTCAAGTATTTCGTCCGGGTTGACCCCCTCCACTACTATCACGACCTCGACAATCCCCTCTCCTCCGACGTCCTGACGGTGACCCCCGTCCACGGCGGCGCCGGCGGTGGCAGCGCCCGGCAGATCGTGATCGGCGCCCTGCTGATCGGGTTCGCTCTGATCGCCCCATTTGGCCTGACAGCCCTGGTGGACGGCGGCCTCCTAACTGGGCTCGCTTTCAATCTTGGGGTCTCCCTTGTGCTCGGCGGGATCCTGCAGTACATGAGCAAGGCCCCCAAGGCGGACCCCGTGTCCGGCGACAAGAGAAGCCGCTTCCTGGGTTCCACCCAGAATACCGTCGCGTCCGGCACCCGAATCCCCTTGGCCTACGGTCGGGTGAAACTGGGCGGACATTTCCTGTCCTTCGACGTCGATGCGGAAGACTATGTCCCAGAATAAACCCAATCTGGTCGGTGCCGGTGGCGCCCCCAAGCAGAAGACCCGCACCAATACGAACGACAACCTGTTCTCGCGGGATGCCGTCAAGATCGTACTGGCGGTCGGTGAAGGTCCGATCAAGGGGCTTGTGACCCCCGAAGACCTCACCCCTGTCGTCGGTGATGACTTCCGCAGCTTCTTCGTGGGGGGTGCCCCCCTGCGCAAGCAGGACAACACCGACAACTTCAAGGACCTGACCGTTGCCTTCTACCCTGGGGACGCCGATGAGGTCGATATCGACCTGACGGGCACCGGTGGGCAGGGGAACACGGTCGACGTCGGTGTCAACGTCACCCACGAGAGTCCCGTCAAACGCTTGACGCCCCCGGAACTGCGCGGCCGGATCAAGGCGATCGAGGTCCGGATCGCGATCAATCAACTTTACTTCGAGAACGATGATGGGGTTGTCAACAACACGATCCACTTCCAGATCGAGTACAAGAAATCGCGAGCGCCGGACGCCACCTACGTCAACTACGAGGGCGACAACTTCAACACGGACTTCGGGCACCTGACGGTTACCGGCAAGACGACCTCTGGGTGGATTCATGATTACGTCCTGATCCTCCCGGAGACCGACCCCGACCCCGCTGATGATTGGGAGATCCGGGTTACCAAATGGACAAAGGACTACGACCCTCTGGCGACGACCTACAAGGACATCGCGGAGATCGCGTGGGAGAGCATGCAGTGCATGACGGCGTCGACCCTGACCCATGACAACCTTGCCATGGTAGTCGTGAGTGGCAAGTCCTCGGACCAGTTCTCCTCGATCCCTGACTTCCACGGCATCTATGACGGCCTGGTGATCGACGTTCCCAGCAATTACGACTCGGAGGTTATCGGCACCGCGGCCTTTAGCGGCCCGTGGGACGGCACGTTCAAGAAGTCCTGGACGAATAATCCGGCGTGGATCTTCCACGATCTGATCACCAACCCCCGCTATGGTCTTCGAGCGCACTCCCCGCTCGTTACGATCAACGTCGACGATGTTTACCGTGCCGGCCTGTATTGCAACGAATCCGTCGTCACGGCCTCCGGTGAGGCCCAGAAACGCTATACCTTCAACGCCGTGCTCTCGGAGGTCCAGTCCGGTTCCGAGATCCTCGACTATGTGGCGGGGAGTTTCGACGCGGTGTGGTACGACGACGGCAACGGACAGATCAGCCTGAAGGTGGATGTCTGGTCTGAGCCTACCACCTTGTTGACCCCGGAGTGCCTCACCCCAGACGGCTATCAGTACTCCTTCAGTGAGGTCTCCAGCAGGGCGAACGAGATCACGGTCTCCTTCATCAATCCTGGCTTGGGCTGGGTCGAAGACCGCCGCCAGATACCGTCCTCCACGGACCCCTATGGCGCCGAGCTCCGGGAACGTAACGGGCGTGTCCCGATGGACTTCGTGGCGGTGGGCTGCACCAACGAGGACGAGGCCAACCGCCGGGCGCTACGGCGACTGATCATGGCAAACACCGAGATCACGACAATGACCTGCTCGCTGCCGCGCCTGGGGGCGCTGTTTGAGCCGTTCGAGATCGTCTATGTCGCCGACCCCGACATGCTCTGGGGTACCTATACCGGCCGGATCGAAAGCCTGCAGGGTCGAACGATCACCCTGCGTGACCCCATTCCGCTGGAAGCTGGGGTCAATCACGTCCTCAAACTGCAAACCTACGCCGGGGTGGCTACCCTCGCTGTGAGGGGTAATGCAAACCCGGCGACGACCCTGACGATTCAGGGAGACCTCCCAGGCTATACACCGGCGTTTGCCCAGTTCGCGATCGTCACCGACGACTACCCCCTCCACCCTTTCCGCGTCCTCGCGATCGAGGATCAGGAGAGCGAAGGGGAATTGCTCCGTCTGACCGCCCTGGAGGTCAGCAAGGACAAGTACACCCACGACCTGTTGGCCGTCAGCAATCGTTACCAGATCGTGTTCGGGGCTGATGAGTTCAACGTCAACCTCTACAACAAGTTCTACGCTCGGTATGGGGTGCCCAAACAGGGCATGGTGATTGAGTTCATCGTCGCGGCGAATGTCTTGTTGTGCAGCTCCAGTGCCAGCACCAAGACCCCGGCGGTCACCACCGGCAAATGGCCGGCGGGGGTCGTCCCCAAGCTGCGGTTACAGGGGGGCTTCATCTCGGGGCTTGGGGGAAAAGGGGGCCGCGGCGGCCGAGCCTTCACCGGACATATCGGGAACTCCCCCGGCAGCTACCCTTTCGACCAGACCTACTACTACGGTAGCGGGAAGGACGGTCAGGATGGCGGCCCCGGCCTATTCGTCCTCTCCCCGATTGTCGTCACTTTTGAGCACCTGGACAGTTTCATCGCCGGGGGTAGCGGCGGCGGCGCCGGGTCAGCTGGGGTTATCGGAACGGTCCATTCCAAGGATCTGTTTGAGGGAGTCCAGGTCGTGGCCTACGCTGGCGCGGGGGGCGGCGGCGGCGTTCCCTACGGGCAAGGAGGGCTTCCCGGAGAAACGAATGCTGACGACTACACCCAGTATGCCTATCATGAAACCTACCCCAGTGCCTTCTCGCCGGAGACTGGGGGGGCGGGGACAGACGCCACCAGAACCACCCCAGGCCTCGGTGGAGATGGCCTGGTGGACAACTCCCGACTTGGACCCAGCTATCAGAGTTACACCGCTGGGGTGGGGGAAGCCGGCGACGGAGGGGAGTACCTGGAGGGGACGGGTAGAGCCACGTTGGCGAAGAAGGCGACCTGGAACCCCAACGACGGCACCTTGGTGATCCTGAAAGGAAAAGGTAGCCCAGGCCGCCCGGGTTATCGTGGAGATGCCATTCGAGGTGCCGCCAAGATCACTTTCCAAGGGCCGCTGCCGAAGCGGATTGTGGGCTCGGTTATACAGTGACGCCCGACTGTGATTTAATAGGCGACAGTTTTCAGGAGGCAGCGTAATGGCTCTCACGGCAGGCATCTTCTACAGCGGCGCGGGCATCCCCAGCAACGGCGACGGCTCCGATGGTGATCACTATCGCAACACCAGCAACCAAGACCTGTGGTTTAAGTCTTCGGGGCTGTGGGGCCTGATCGGTAATCTGTACAACGGCACCCCGGACGGTATCGGGACTGTCATCCTGCAGGGTTCTGGTACGCCGAACAACCTCAATGGTGAGAATGGTTATTATTACCGTGATACGGGTAACCAGAACCTCTGGTACAAGAACTCCGGCCTGTGGTCCCTGATCGCCAACCTGGGTGTTGGAGCGGTCCCCATTTCCCCTGGCACCCCCTTCATCGAGGGGGCCGGTGTCCCTGACAACGGCGACGGCGACGAAGGTCAGTACTACCGGAACACCACCAACCAGGACATCTACCGTAAAGGCCCTGCCGTCTGGGTTCGCATCGGAACCTGGGCGGATGCCGTGGATACCGGGACGATCTTCCTGACCGGAACCGGAGTCCCCTCCGGCGGCACGGGTTCCAATGGCAACTACTACCGGGATACCGACACCGAGGACATCTACTACAAGTCGAGCGGAACCTGGAACCAGGTCGGTAACTGGCTGGGCGTCTCGGATGGAACGGTCACGATCTCGACGTGGGACATGACGGGGGCCCTGACCGAGGTCGCGCCCGTCGTCGCCACGGGCGCCACCTTCGGAGGCACCAATCCCAGCTTCACCCTGACCCCCAACGCCGGCAGTCTCCCCGGAGGCGGCAGCTATTACCTGGCGGGCGTGGAGACCTCCGACGGCATCACCCTGTCCGGGGCCGGGGAGTATTGGGCCGAGATCATCAAACCCACGGTGGTGGGTGGAAACCTGCACAGCTACGGCCTGGTGATCCTGAACAGCGGTGCGACGCTGACGGATTTCGTCACCCTGTTGAACGGGGGAACGCCTGCGCATGACGTGTGGGGGGCCTATGTCTCCAATCGGACGAGCACTCCGGGGAGCGTCTCGGTCGATACGATCGCCAACAACGTCATCACACCTGGGTCTGACGTCAACCTCAGCCTCGCCAACGGGGATAGCCTGTATATCGGCATCGACACCTCGACAAAGGCCCTGAAGGCGCAGCGTAATACCGACGCCGTCAGCACACTCCCGGTGATCAGCACGACCGGGATGCCTGCCTCCAATACCTTCAAAGTAGCGGCGGTCCTGTTGTTTACCTCAGCGACCCCGACGTTCTCCCCGGGCAGCCTGACATTCGATCCCGCGACGGATGACGCCGGTAAGACGCCCTTCCTGATCACCGGGGAAGCTGTCCTCCCGGTTGGTGCCGCCGACAACACCGTGTATGAGGTCATCACCTCCGGTGGAACCTATAGCGGGGTCTCCGCCAAGGTCGGGGACTTCGTCTGGCTCTATGACAACCTGACGAAGATCTTCCGGATCGAACAGGGTTATGCCCTGCAGGGAAACCCCAACAAACGGTACAAGATTGTAAGCGGGGTCCTCCGACAGGCCTCTGCGGGGGCAGGTTGGGAGTTGATCGACGATGCTAACCACCAGCCAACCAATGTGGCTTCCGTGACCGTAAACGGATCTGGTAATCTGGAGATCACCTACAACTTCACAGCCACTAATAAGGGGGCCTTCTCAGCCTGGCCAGATGAGACCTTCTCCAATTGGGGCATGAGGATGGGAGCCAGCGTGGGGAATTCCTCTGCTACCATTGAGATATATGGGGCCTTTGGGGGAGCGATTGTAGCCAGCGACCTGGTCACCCCCATTAAAAGCATCACCCCCTTGGGTTTGGAGATTACAGCCCAGACGATTGACCCCAACGCTGGGACAATCACGGTCACCCATGGCACTCAAAGCCACACCTCCGGGAATGGTTCCCCTGTTTCTGTTTGCGGGTCGGGGAATAACGGGTTCTGGACAGTCACTAGCACCAAGTCAGACTTCACCCTGACCTATCGTCGAGGCTGTATTGGAGGTATCAGTTGGGTCTCGGGGAAGCCCTCGGTGAACACACAGATTGCCTACCCGGCGGCCTATACCGTTACTGGTGCCCAGAACAGTTCAAGCAAAATTCGGTTGAATGTCGCCAGCCATAACCTCTATGCGGGCATGGCCGTCGACGTTGCCGGGGTGACGGGGACCACTGAGGCCAATGGGCAGTGGTACGTGGATTCAGTCGGAGCAGGGTATATCGTGCTCGGTAACGACACCACCACGGGTATTCCGAGTGCCTTCGTCAACGCTTGGGTTAGTGGTGGAACAATCACGATGGTGAAGGCCATCTGGCAAACAGATCACCTGGAGATATTCCACCCCTATTCTGGGTCCACCCAGTTTGTGCAGATCCAGAGCCAGAAGTCGGCGACAATGTTCCATTACGAGGTCGACGCCGCCAGCATCAGCACCTATGGCTTCCACGTTTACGTCCGGGATGCCGCTGGTAGTTATGTTACGGTCCCCACCAGTGAAATGCGCTTCAACTACGACCGGGATGTCCTCCTACCAGCGGTGATTCCTGGGAGTCTTGTTGGGCACGTCAATCGGGATAATATCCCCTGCGATGCGAGTGGGATCTACAGTGCCAATGGTAACATCTGGTTCATGGGGATCTTCGAGGTATAACCTCGAAGATCCCAAGGCTTATTTCGGAGAACAATCATGGCGGCAACACTTGGTAATTTCCTGTCCGGCGCGGGCATCCCCAGCAACGGCGACGGCTCCGACGGTGATCACTATCGCAACACGAGCAACCAAGACCTGTGGTTCAAGTCTTCGGGGCTGTGGAGCCTGATCGGTAACCTGTACAACGGCATCCCGGACGGTATCGGGACTGTCATTCAGGATGGCGATGGCAACCCCAGCAACCTCAACGGTGAGAACGGTTATTATTATCGTGACCGGGAGAACCAGAACTTCTGGTTCAAGGTCGAGGGCATCTGGCATCTGCTGTGCCGCCTTGGGGGTATCGCCGAGGGCGGGGGTGCCGCTGACTGTACCCTTCAGGTCACCCAGTGGGTTTTGCCGGACGACTATACCTATGAAAACGGGGTCCCCTACCCGATCGAGCCTGTCGCTGGGGACGGTCAGATCATCGAGCTGTCAATCCCCTACGACGACGCCTACCTGCTGTTGCCCAGCAACGTCGGCACGGATGTCTCCTTCATCCTGCGATTGGTGGATACCAGCATGGAGACGGCAACCACCGTGACTCTGGAGACTGCCGGGGGGCTTGCCCGGCGGATCAAGTTCCCGCCCTCGGCCTTTCCCTATATCAACTTCAAGGTCTTCCTATCCACGTTGGGGGATCCCCACGTTGAGATTATCGACCTCGGTCCTCCCCAAGTGTGGGGTCCGATCACAGCGGTTGAGGGTCAGACGTACCCCGAGGCCCTCTCCGGTCGCCGGGATCACGCGGGTTTTATCCGGATCTCCACTGGGGATGCCATCGTTGATACCTTCCAGGTGGTCAGCGAGGCCCTGAACTTCCGTGATAACATCCAGGTCCATATCGAGGGCTCCTCGGGAAGGATCAATGCCCTGACGGTTGGGGACGCCCTCGCCCCCCAGCCGGTCTACCCCGGCGACGTCCTGCGTGTTGTCCGCGAGCCCGCTGCGGGCGGGATCTGGAACACCAAGCTCATCGTGGAGCGGACCAGCTATGTAAACCCCCCGGCGACCATGGTGCTGACCTCTACCGCCAACACCACTTTGGTGGTGGATGAGGACAAGTTTCAGTACCCCGGCGGTTTCATGTGGAACACCACATCGGCGTCCCCTGTCAGTGTGGAGTTCCCGACGCCGCTGTCCTTGGGGATGACCATGGGGCAGAGCCAGGCAATCAACATCCGGCAGGGTGGAACCGGGGTGGTGACCCTGACGGCTACGGGTGGCGCTTCTATCGAGGGGACCACGGTGTTCAGCAGCCAGTATGAGGTCAAGACCGTGATGTCAAAGAATGACAGCACCTGGATCGCCGTGGGGGGCTAGTAATGCCCTGCCTCTCCGCCTACGCCGACAACGTCGACGTGTGGAAGCGATGAGACCGTTCTGCTAAACTGCCCCGGAACCCCCGGGGCTTTTGCTATGTATCAACTTCGACTTCCCTGTCTCGATGCGCTGTTCCAGCCCCTGCCCCTGCGGCAGATTGTCGTCTACCTCGCGGATGGGACGACGCCCGCCCCCGTCTTCAACCTCGACGATGAACCCCGCTCGGCCTCCTTCCTGACCGACCTGTCAGGGTTTATTGAATTCCGACTGGCAACGCCGGTTACCCTGGTCTTCCGTGTCGTCACTGGCACCCTCCTGGGGGACCCTCTGCCGCTGTACACCTCGGGAACCCCTTTACCCGGGCAGCCGGAGGTCAACACCCAGATCAGCGGGATCGTAGGCGCCGTGGGTATCACCTCCGGCTATGCCGTCACCCAGGACGAGTTTGGACTGTTCAGGGTAACCGACGCCGAGGATCCGCTGGATTTCGGCAAGACGACGGGCATCGCCGTCCGCACCGGCGCCCCCGGGGCGTCAATCGACATTGTGAGCAGTGGCTATCTAACCAACACGGCCTGGACCTTCACGGAAGGCAAACCCCTGTTCCTGGGGGCTCAGGGCGAGTTGATTCATGCCCCACTTCCGGGTACCCTTACATTTATCCAACAGATCGGTGTGGCGCTGTCTGCTACGACCGTGATGATCCACATCGCACCTGGCATCAAGAGGGCTTAACAAATGGCTGACAAGTTCCTGTTTATCGACGACACCACGGGTGTTGTCACTGAAAAGGCCCCCGCCACCGCGGGTGGTGCCGGTAGCGAGGGACGCATCCCTGTCCTTGGCGCCGCCGACGGCCGCCTTACCGCCGACATGCTCCCCGCCGGCGTCACCGCCGAGGTCAAGACCGGCAATGCTTTCGAGACGATCACCGCCAACGCCTTGGTGTACTTCAAGTCCGACGGGACTGTTGCCAATGCTTCCAACGTCTCCGGTGGCCACGCCGCCGAGGGTTGGGCCGCCAATGGCGGCACCGCCGGGCAGCCGATCACCGTCAACTTCGAGGCGACGATCACCGGTTTGAGTTCGCTGACGCCGGAAGGCATGTGCTTCCTGGGCGTCGCCGGGGCAATCACCCAGACCGTCCCCACTGGTGCCGGTGTCCTGCTGCAGCATATCGGCCCGGCCCTCAGTGCCACCGAACTGCAGTTCACCAATTCCGGGTTACGTGTCCGCCGGATCGCCTAAATGACTAAGGTCGTTGCAGTCTCCTCCAGCGGTGAGCTCGAAGAGGTCGAGGTCACCGGCGCCAGTGCCAATGTCAAGTCGGTCGAGATCGACTTCGGCGGTACCGCGACGAGGGGCAAGACCTTCACGATCACGGACGCCGAGGTTACAACGGCGTCGTTGATCCTGATCGGGCATAGCGCCAAGGCCGCGACGGGGCGCTCGCAGGACGAGAATGAAATGGACACGCTGTTGCTGAGGGCTGCCCCAGGCACCGGTGAGTTCACCCTCTACGCGGATGCCTTTCCGAATTTTGTTTCCGGCAAGTTCCGGGTCAACTACCTACTGGGGTAATCAACATGGCGCTTATCACTGACTCGACCGGAACCAACATTGCGGATGTCAACTCCAGCGGGCGACAACTCGTCCAGCCCCCGACCGACGGCACCAACGCCGGGGCCGTCTTCCTCGTCGGCAAGTCCGACTTGAACAGCCCCAGCAATACCGGAAGTATTACGGGCTCCAGTCAGGGGTTGCTGGCCACCGCCGACGTCAATATCGAGTTCGAGGACAACTACGTTGCCTCGGCGATGGTGACGTCCAAGTGGAACCAGGCCACCTCGACGATGACAGTCTCAGTGGCCAACAACACCTTGATCACGAACAACGGCTCAGCAGTGGCCCCCGGGAACTACGTCCTCGGCCGAACCTACCGCTACTTCCGCATCGACCGCGGTACGGACCGCGTGTTCGCTAACCGGGCCAAGCTGGAAGTCGCCCCCGTCACCAACAACGTGGTCGAGATCGGAGCCTTCATCGCCGCGACGACGGCGGCACCTACTGCGGGGACCTTCTTCCGTTACGGCACCGACGGGGTCCTGCGCGGCGTCGCCATCAGTCAGGGGGGCTCAGAGTATCAGACCTCTCCGATCACGATGTCGACTCCCACCGACTTCCATGACTACGTGATCGTGGTGGGTCGCAGTTCGGTGACGTTCTTCCTGGATGAGCTCCCGGTAGCGTCCCTGGCCCTTCCGACGGACGCCGCGGCACCTGTGGCCTCCGAAAGTCTCCCGTTGGCCTACCGAATCTATAACTCTGCCGCCACGGGTAGTGCCCAGAAACTTACTCTGGCCCGCCACACCTCCGCCACGCTTGGGGGCACCCGGCGCCAGGATGGTCCCATCCTCCGGGCCCTCGCCGGGGATGTTTGCTGGCAGGGCGTAACCGGGGTATCCACGGGGAGTCAGACAGCCAACTGGGCGAACAGCGCCGCTCCTGGGGCCTCGACACTGTCAAACACGACGGTGACCAACACCCAACTGGGGGGCCAGTTCCAGTTCCAGTGCGCGGCTGGCGCCGAAACCGATTACCTCGTCTTTGGCTTCCAGGTCCCGGCAGCGACCCTGACGAATATGGGTCGAACCTTGATTGTCAAGGGCGTCAAGATTGAGGCCTTTGTCTTCACCGCCGGCGCCATCATGACGACTGCCAACACGCTGTTCTGGGGAGCGACCTTCGGCGGAACGGCAGTCTCTCTGGCGACGGCGGAAGCCGCTACCACCAAGCTCAACCGCCGGTTGTTCCTGGGAATCCAGTCGCTGTCGACGGCCAATGCGGCCATCGTCGGCACCAAGCTGGAGACAATCGACGTCAAGCTTGATCAACCCCTCGCCGTCAACCCTGGTGAGTTCTTCAGTATCATCGTCAAGATGCCTACGGGAGCCGGGACCACCCAGCCCATCCTTCGCGGCGGCGTCCTTATCAACGGGGCTTGGGAGTGACCTGCCATGTCCAAGTCCTTCCTGCTTCTGAACGGGAGACAGGGCGCGGGATTCCTGAATGCGGAGTCCTCGCCCACTATCGACGCCGTTGACGTCACCGACCACCCTCAGTTGGGGCTCATTCGTGAGCAGTTTTCCAACTGGCTGGTTGAGGATGGCGTCCTCTCCTACACCCCCCAGCACTCCCCTGGTCCCAACTACACCCTGGTAGATGGCGTCTACACCCTGGACGCCGTCGCCCTTGCCTCCGCCCAGGCCAACGTCTGGGAGAAGATCAAGGCCCTGCGTGATACTCGTAAGTATGATGGCGTCCAGGTGAATACCGGGGCGCAAGGAGTTGTCTGGGTCCACTCCGATCAGGCCAGCCGGATTCAGCATCTAGGGCTATTGGGGGCGTCTATCCTTCACATCCTGAAGACCTTCTTCAACGTCCCCGGCATCCCCGGCTTCCCCGAGGGGCAATACTGGAAGACACTGTCGACGAACCCTGATGGGTCAGCCAAGATGATCCTGCTGGACTACGTTATTGCCCTCCAGATCTTCGCTGCCGACATGCAACTGGAAGGCTCCAACTTTGCCGTCGCTTCCTACCACCAGACCGAGATGCTGAAGCTGAGCAACCCGGAAGCCTATAACTTCCGCACGGGCTGGCCCCCTATCTTCGGAGAGTGACATGGAGCAGGTTTACCTCGTCTTTTGCAACAGCAAGCTCCCGCTCTCTCCGATCAT